ACAATTACGATTTGGTTGCTTTTGAACAGAATGGGGAAGTGGTAGTAGCCGTAACATTCTACAGGTATTACAAGAAGAAAGCTAAAGGTGAGGTTAATTATAGATGGAGAACCAGATGCCCGGAGCTGGTGGATAAGATCGTAAAACACCGTACCAAGGTATTTACCGGTCAACTTATCCAGTTAGCGAAGGCGTATGGGGAGAAAAAGGTTATAAAATATCAAAAGGAGGAGGAAGAGGTATGTCAAGATACGATAGAGACATAATAGAAATATATATACTGGATCATATAGATACAGATAATTATGGGAAGCAGTTTAAATATGATAGGGAATATCTATCTTTTATGCTTAACGTGTTCAAGGATGAGTATAAAGAACATATCAAAAGGGATGGGATTAAGAAAGCTTTTGAGGATTACATAATGAGCGTTCCATCCATATTTAGGATTCATATAGCGGATTGCGACATTAGATATTTATTACGTTCATGGGGCGTGGAGTTCGATGAGGATGATGATGAGATATACATCTTGTACAAGAGGATCATAAGAGAGGTCTTTTTTAAGATGTGTGAGGATATGAAAGTTTGTTAATGTTGAACCAAGCCTTGGCGGGGCGGAAGGAATACCATGATCGTACGTGTGCGGATATGGTCCGGGGTCGGTTCCCGGCGCCTTGGCATAACTTAAATGTAAGTAGTATGGAAGATAATATTTTAAAAAGAGCGGCAGCGGAATTAAAAGGAGCCGGTTGCAGGGTTTTCGCATGGCAGGATGATACTTATAATAGAGGTTGGAGTAAGGGTGATTATACGATGTTGTATTACGCCTTCCCTGATTCACCCAACATCGGGTATCTGAGTCATGGGGAATATGGGATGAGCGTAGCGTATAGTAGAGCTTATATACCGAGCTGTGGAAGTGGATCGGGGTGTTGTGTCAAGGAGGAAGCTACGTTTGACCTTGAGACGGCGTTAGACGTGCTGAACGGGCCGTTACCTAGGTGGTGTAGGTCTTATGGGGTTTATCCAAAGCAGTACGATAATATTGATAAATGGTATAATAGCGATAATCATAACAAAAAATTATTTAAGGAGATTTGATATGGAGGTAAAAGATTGGGAAAATCTGGTTTTGAATACAGAAGTAGGATCACATTGTTTTGTTACGCTGATTGATAATAATGACATCAGTAGAGGTTACGCGCAGATCAGACGCGCGGAACATTTCGGGTATAACATCTGCTTCACTCGGTTATATGGGAATAAGTTTTATTTCGAAAAAATAGAGGAAGGACGTACGCAACAATACATCAATAGGAGAAAATAATATGGTGATAGAATTTGATTTTGAGATATACAAAAACGGAGATTACGATAAGGTGTATCTCCGCAACGGGAAAGAGCCAAGAGTATTATGTGATAATGGGGAGGGAGATCGCCCTATAGTCGTGATGGTTGAGGATGATAACGCGAATGATTATATTGTTCTTCGTTATAACGAAACCGGCAGGAGGAATATCAATGGTCAATCGAGTCTTGATCTCATGTTATCTGTAAAAGAACGGGAGCCAGAGTTGTGGGTTGTTGTTATATCTTACATAGATAATAAGGATAAGAGACAAAAGATGGTCTTACCTAATTTTTTCTCAAGGAATATAGGAGGAAATATATATCTTCAAGGAAGCTCTAAATCGAATGTATCATATTATGTTGGTAGGTTAGAAGAAGATGGGTGCTTCGATGAGCTATGCGAGAAGATAAGGGTAAAGAGAGATCGTATTTATAACATGGAAATAATATCACTATCAGATGACAAGGCGACAGTTTAACCAGTTGATAAATGAGCTGGACGGCAAAAGCCCATTTATCGTATTACATAGGGATGCCGTTGCGCCTAAATACGTGGGCGTGGAGGTGTCGAAGGATGGGATGGTATACAGATATGCGATAATAGGGATAAACGATGAGTATAAGGCTAAAAAAGCCCTTATTTCGAAAATATTAGGCATAGCTAGTTACCTAAATGGCAATAAGCCCTTTAAAAAGGGTTAATTAGATGTATTTATGACCTGCGGCATCATATACGATATAATGCCATAAATGACGTTGTATAGAGGATATGTATGATAATATGATAGATAACGCATTCGTGTCTTGATATCATAATATTATGCCATTATATCCTCTTTTTGTATAAAAAGAATAACGAATAATATAAATATCTTGGATATGGATGAAATTAAGATAGGAGCTGAAATTGTGTTTAATATAACCGGCAACCATAATATAGGATATGCTAAATGGGAAAGGTATATTGGGACGGTGTTAAGCAAGGATCACCGATCACGTCTTTATGTACGGACAATAGGAATGCCTAGGGCTTGTATTGATGAGCGGGATGTAGAGTGGGTTATTGATCCAGATGGGGATTTTGATATGGATGAGGCGATCCCGAATCCTATGGCAAGGGAGTTGTATAAGTTGATGGGTAGGTACGTTTATACGTTCGGTAGGTCTCATGAAAGTATCAATGGCTATATCGTGTACGAGTGTATGATGATGGACAGGGATTTAAGATATAATGTTATGTATGCGTTGCATGATCATGGATTTGAGATACGGCATATTGATAGTTATTCTTGGTGGATGACTAATGAGAGGCTGATGTCCGAGGTAACATATACGGAGGGTGATATTCATATAATTGTTCATGAGTGCATGGAAGATTATGTGGATAATGTGAAATTCGGGGAGGAGTTTTATAAAAACAAGTAAACATGATAAGATACTTACTTGTGATGGCGATGATAATATTAACACCGCCAAAAGGAAGCGGAGGCATGCTCCTCGCCCCGAAGCCGGCCGTGATCGAGGCACGGGTGTGGGATAGGCTGGCGGCCGCCTTGTCTTTCGTGGAGTCAAGGAATGACGATCGGGCGTATAACGCCTCATCCGGGGCTTTAGGGAGGTGGCAGATGAAAAAGGTGTATGTAGATGAGGTTAATAGGATATTGTGTCTTAAACGGGAGAAAAAGCGGTATAGATACGATGATAGAACAAATCCTATCAAGGCTAGGGAAATGTTCGAGATATATCAATCTCATCATAATCCGAACAAGGATATAGATCGGGCTATAAGATTACATAGGGGACTACATTCCCCTAAATATGTTAAGGAGGTTAAAAACAAATTGAGGAAATGATATGAATAAAGAAGTGCTGATAAGTATGGTCAATAGAGGTAAGATAAGATTCATTCCGTTAAGAAGATGTTCTTTATGTAATGAGTATATAGGATACAAATTCGTTAGAATGTATGACGGGAATACAATACCAGTGTTTTCTAGTGGATGTAGATGTTGTGGTATAAATATCGGGACGCTATCAGAAAGGACTTGGGAGGAGGTGCTTGATCTTGTCAAAACGGTACTAAACAAGCCTATGGATGAGAGAACGGAGGAAGATGAATTTATATTAGATAGTTTAATATAGGAGGTGTTGTATATGAAATGGGTAATAATAAAAGGGGTTAGATATCCCAGTTCCGTGATATCAGCATTTGCGGCATATAATATGGATAACCCCTTCTTGAAGGTCAGGATAAGAAACAAGTATCATATAGTGCCTTTTGATGATGTTAATAAGATGGCTAGTCAGATGGTATATTTAATGGACAACTATCCTGATTTCGTTCAGATAGGGAGATGGTGGATATCCAAGAAGGCGGTAATGTCTTGGGTTCCCAATGGGCAGGCCGTGGACGGATCGGGCTGGGTTATATCCTTTACCCTGTCCTTTGGATTGGAGGGAGGGACGCAAATTAGGTTTGATAAAGAAGATGAATACCTAAGTGAGGTAGATAGGCTGAATGAATTGTTTAATGTAATATTATGATATGAAAAGCAAGAAAGATTATATAAGCATGCTTAACGCTCTTGGTAGTTCTTTGTCTAGGGAAGAATGGATGATAGGAGGCAAAGATAGATATACAGGTAGGGATAATTATGGAGTTATGTTGAAAAGATATGATCCTATAGCTTTTGAGGTAGGATATAGAGAATGGAAGAAACAATGAGTAATACTTAAATCGGGATTGTGGCGGTTCGTGAGAATAGCTACAATCATATCTCTAAACGTGAACATAAGGAGGTACGTATGTCATTCGATTGACATTAGGGATCTAGTTATATTAAAAGAGGAGGAATTATGAAAGAGATTGTATTAAAACTGTATGAATTTGATGAGCTGTGGCGATCACTATCAGATTTACGGGAGAGACATCCAAGATGCCATGGGCGGCGTTACCGGTGGAGCCGGCGTGTATGGGTAAGGCGGTCGGGGAAGCGGGGCGTCCGCCCATGTTCGTTGGATTGGCTGAATAGATAAAGCTGCAATGTAGTGATATAACTAAAGTGAAAATAACAATATAAATACATGTAAAATTATGGGAAAGAAAATGATAACAATACCATTTGATTTAGAGTTGGCAAAGAAAATCAACAATGGTGAGCGCAATGGAATGATTGTAACGGATGGCGATAATTACAGAGTAGAGTTTGTGTATCATAGGGAAGAGTCTTTCCCAATCCTAGGAGTTATCCATACTGATCACGGCATAATATCAGATTGGTTCTCAAATAATGGATTCGGAGGAAAGAATTATAGACTTAAGCTTAAAGTTCCAGAATATACCACATTCAAGGACGGAGATGTATTGAGTAATGAACAGGGTGATTACCTGTTTATATTAAATACGAACGGAGAATATCTTACATCTTTTCATGCATCATGGAAGAAGGGGAGGGGAGTCGTGATTCCTAAAAAAGCACATGCTGATTGTAATAATATTGAAAAATACAGACTTGCTACTGAGGATGAAAGGCAAAAGTTTATTGATGCTCTTAAAACAAGCAAAGAGCCTAAAGCCAAAATGTATTTGAAACAATTCTTTGATATTGAAATAGAACCAGAATATAAATTCAAGCCATTTGATAAAGTTTTAGTAAGAGATACAGAAGACGATGATTGGCACGTAAGTTTGTTTGTTAGGAAAATTGCTGATGCTCAATATAAAGAAGAAAGATATGAATGCTTAAATGGGACGGGATGGATCTATTGTATTCCTTATGAAGGTAATGAACATTTTTTGTAAAAAACATATTAAAATGGAAAATAAAGAACAGGATTTTATCAATCGATATAAAAATGTGCAAGAATCCATTGTGAAGGCAATGGACAAGGCATTAGAACGGGCAATAGGGAACAAGGCAATAGATTTCGAGAAGTGTGAAGGCAATTATTTGGACGTCTATCCTCTTATCGGGGCGGTCTTACAGAAGGAGCTAAGGAGTGTACTTGGTGAAAATGTGAATAAGAGTATATCCCGGAATATGAAAATAAAGGCGACCAAGTACAGAAATGATTACAGGGTATGGTTGGACTATGCAGGAGATTACAGAAACGAAAATATAGAATAACATGAAATATCAAAATTTTATGTGCCCTTATGAGCTTGCATTAAAGTTGCATGAGTTGGGTGTAAATTCAGAGTCGGAATTTTATTTTGTGAAAGAGATGAAAGGAGGGGGATCCCAAACAGAATCAGTTACACAAAATACAATGAGATATTCATACAGAAAAGAAGGAGACCTCATACCGGCTTATATGAGTCATGAACTTGGAGAGATACTACCAAGTATGATAAATATCAGTAAATCAAAAATATGGGATGACTGGTTGCAATTGACACAATATTTCCCGAATAAGGATATCGAATACTACGAAGCTGCCTATGTTCGATACGATGCTTACAATCCACAAACAGAAGTGTATAGTGGATTTGGAAGTACAGAGGTGGAGTCGAGGGCGATGCTGCTTATTGATCTATTGGATAAAAAAGTATTGACATTAAGTGATCTAAACTTAAAAAGTTTAAATAGAATATGAAGACAGTAAGATTATCTGACTTCTCGCCTTATAATAGGAATAAGGGAAAGACGCAAGAGTTGCGTCACAAATTCAGGAATCAAATACTTGAATATTGGGGAGAAGATACCGGGATTTTGATAGGAATAACCATGGTATATGAAAGACATTTGTGGAACGAGGAAGTTAAAGTAATATGATTATGGACGATAATAGGATAATGGAAGCGGCTAAATTGATAGCCAACTCCTCAGCAGCCTTAATACAGGCTATAGGGATGATGAGTGAGAATATAGAGAGGGCTAACAGAGGGGAATCTCTGGCTTATACCGAAAATCAGTTTATGAAACTAATTCAAGATAACGGAATAACGTATAACGATGTAATACAAAGGGGGTGGATATGAAAAACGTAGAAAGAGTAAACGCATTAAATAAAATGCTATTAAATGCGAACGTAGTAGCTTATGGAGCTATGGTTGATTTGATCAAGAGAACCGGAAGGCTTAATCTTGATCTGAATGATATGAAAGATGAACGTGATTTCCCGGCTGAAATAAGGACCTTTACCGATAATGGATTGATTTGTTTATCTATAACATCCGTGTATTTATCGGGAGAAGATAATTTGATGGTCGATGGATATGATGACGATAATGATAAAGTTGATGGGGTGGATGTTTATTACGACCAGATAAGTGAGGTGGTATATCTGGCTAAAGTCATATTAGAAGAAATGGAGGAAAAAGATCATGGAAAAAGCAGTTAAAACAGATATGGAGTATAGGGAGATATTGGAGAAATCATTATCAGCTATTCAATATCTAAGGATACATGGATTCTCGACGTACATGGAATCGGAAGGTATTGTTAATAGGATAATGATGTTCAAGGATAAGAATGAGATGAGAGATCAAAAGATTATAAATATCAAATAGTAATTATATACAATAAAAATTATGAGCTTAATAGATAAATTAGAAGGCTTGGTGGCTAAGGTAGACACCGAATACCAAGAGAGGATGGAGGCAGTGATCCGGGAGATAGTCCCGGGGATGCCGGAAGATAGCGTACGTCATGCCGCCGAGCGGATGTGCACGGACAGGATGGGGGAGATGACGGATATCGAGCTTTGGATATTACGGGAGGAGGATAGACCTTATGAATGCCCTTATCTAAAAGAACTGCTAGAAGATAGAATGGTCAGAGTAGCTAAGATGCATGAGGATAAAAGCTACGCATACGATACGGATGATAATTATTGGTGCGCTACTTGTGGGTCTCATTCTCATAAAGAGGATTCCAAAACAGGATATTGTTGGCATTGCGATACAGATAATTGGATTAAAGAAGATGGAGCAGATGTTGGGGTATAATTATTAAGGCAATTATATCCTATTCTATATTATAATTGAAGTGTGAAGTTATTATATATAATTACCTAAAATATAATGATATGAAAATTCAAGTAGAATTAAATTTGGAAGATGTATTCGAGGAAGCTATGTACAACGAAGCGACGTTGAAAGAGGAGTTTACCAGCTCGGTCAGGTTAGCTGTAGTACGTGAACTTAAAGAAAAGTTCAAGAATGAGTTGATGAGAGAAATATCCAATCCGATATCAGAGAAAATTGAGGATATAGCGAGGGAATCAATGAGCGATCTCATTGAGAACGCCAGCGAGAAGAAATATAGATTCAGGTTAGATTATATGGATGAGGAGTTGACAGTAGACGAGTTTATAAGAGGCAGGATGAAGAAAGTTGTAGACAGCAACATCGAGACAATGGTAGAATCAAAAGCCAAATCTTTTGTCAATGAGTTAAGGAAAAGGTATGATATGGCGTTCGCTGCCTTTATCGTGGATAATATGAGAAAGCAAAATATGTTGAAGGACGATAAGATAGCTGAGCTGTTAAAGGACAACCCAAATGAGAAGTAGGGAAGATGCCAAAGGAAGGCGGCGATCTGTGCTCATGACGCCGCCCGTACCGGAGAAGGTCAGGGTATTATCCCCGGCATGGTATAGGGCGGCAGTGGAGTTTCAAGGTAGGCCGGAGCAGGAGCGACTAGCCTTTTGCTCGTGGTGCTGTTGTCATGGAGGGTGTAATTTGTGTACGGACATAAGTAAATACAACATAAAAGGGTTTAAGATATATGGAGGATAATAATATGGAGATGGAGGAACTTAAAAATAAGTATAGTTTTTCCGATGGGTTGATGGAGAAAATAAAACACTCCATTGAGGTATTAAGAAAAGGGGAGGAGTTTGCCCTAAGATTTTACGATAAGGGATATTATCTAGCTTTCAGTGGAGGCAAGGATAGTCAGGCTCTTTACCATATAGCTAAATTAGCCGGCGTTAAGTTCGAGGCTCATATGAATATGACTACAGTGGATCCGGCGAACGTAGTATCTTTCGTGAAGAACAATTACCCAGACATAATAAGGCATGTTCCGGATATTAATTTTTACCAACTTATAAGAAAAAAAGAAATGTCTTCCATCAAAAACGCAAAGATATTGCTGTGAAGTCCTCAAGGAGAGAGGAGGCGGAGGTACGGTGACTTTAGTAGGGATAAGGGCGGAGGAATCCAAGACAAGATCTAAAAGGAATGAGATCGGAACCAGTAAAAGAAAGTATGATATATCATTCGATCAGTTTGATGAGCATAAGGAAAAGATGGTCTCTTGTGTTGGTGGAAAGGATAAGGTGATAATATCACCAATATTAGCATGGACGGACAAGGATGTATGGGAGTTCTTGAATAAGATGAATATCAAGCATTGCGACTTATATGACAAAGGGATGAAAAGAATAGGATGTATATTATGCCCAATGTCAAGTATCGGAGAGATGATGAAATATCCGTTTGATTATCCTCATCAGACAAAGAAGTTCCTAAATGAGATAGAGATATTTGTAAAAGACGGTCACTATCAAGAGTTAGGAGAAAATCCAAATATGGTATTAGCGTGGTATTTATCAAAGAGAACAGTGGATGATTTTAAGGGACTGGTGAGAAGAGTACAATCCGGGAAATTCAAGCCTAATAAAAAGAATAGAGAGCTATGGGATAGATTCATAGATTATTTTGATATAAAAAATGCAAAATTTTAAATATGACAAAAAGAGAGGCCATGATATTAGCGTTAGAGGTATTCGCTCAAAGCGTTGATATTTTAATAGAATCGGATAAGGTAAGTAGATCGATACGGACCACGAAAGATTATGATTTGGTAAATATAGCTTTCTATGATTTAGCGGAAAGCCTTCAGAAAAAAGCTGATAGAATGAAAAAGTAAATTAACTATTAATAATCATTATTTAATTTAATTCAAAAACAAAATGTCTACTTTTGTAGACAAATAAAAATTACACATATGAAAAAGAGTAAATCTGTAAAAGAGTTAGAGAAGATCATCGATATGGTTAAGGCCGAGGATGATGGTTTCGAGTATGGTGGTAAAGTCATTTTCTATAAAGAAGATGATGATAACTATGAAATCTCGGTAAAGAACATCGAGATGGATCTGACGGTAGAGGCCAATACTATGGCTAGTATGGATGATAGGACTTTTGCCTGTCTTATGAGTGAGGTCTATAAACAAAAGTTTACAAAGGCTATAACGATATCGGAGGATGAGGATGATGAAGACAATTGATAAGATGACCGATCAGGAGATATATGATCTTACTGACGAGCAGATAGATAGATTGATCATAACAAGATGCGCTAAGGAGGGTGTTAGGTTTGTGGACGAACCTCCAGTTATGAAGACATACGACTACAAACCTATTTCTCCATCTAATTTCTTCTACCTTTTAGAAGGATTGAGCATAGCTGTTTTTAATCAGGATGATGCTATTAAAATAGCTAAGTTCTTAAGTAAGTTTGATTTATACAAGACTACATACGATTTCACTATATCCAATGATAAGATATATAATAAGTTGGATATAATCAATATCAAACATATTCCAATGTTTGATACAAAAGATGAGGAATCCTACAAATCTATAAAGGACAAGAATAATAAGATTGAGGAGGAGTATAAAGATCAGGTAGATAAATACAAGAAGGATATAAAAAGAATGAGTGAAATCCATGCCGAGATCTGGTCGAAGGTAATCGATGTAAGAAATAAGATTGATCATATGAATCATCTTAGATTCCTTTTTGTAAAGGAATATCTTCCGTTGGTGGATCATGATACGAATACGGCTATGACGTTTTTTAAGAAAGCTTATGACGTGGATGATGATACGGAAAGATATATTCGTGAAGGGATAAAGGATTACCCATTGTTTAACAACAACATAGATTAATAAGATGCACAATTGGTTTAAATGTACGGTTTCTTATGAGACCGATGCCGAGAATGGCATGAAGAAGAAGGTTAAGGAAGAATATTTAGTAGATGCTCTTTCTTATACCGAGTGTGAAGCTAGAATCATAGAGGAGATGAAACCGTTTATCTCCGGTGAGTTTAGTGTTGATATCAAACGATTCCGGATAGCGGAATTATTCGCCATGGATGGAGACCGGTTCTATAAGGTCACGGCTGATTATATTACGATAGACGAGAAATCGGGGAATGAGAAACGCAAGGCGTTTAACTACATCGTTCGGGCCAATGACCTTGATCATGCCAAAAAGAATTTCGAGGAAGGCATGAAAGGAACCATATCAGATTTCGTTGTCACTTGTATCAAGGAAGAGAAGAAACTGATGGACTTTTACGAGTTTGATGGTAAGATCAGGAATCCGGAGAAACATGAGAATAGTAAGCAATAAAGCTAGCTATGAGACCACATCATCCGTCGCCGAGAAGTTGATGGAGATAAGCAAGATGGAGGGTACGATTTATCGTATCCTCACATTGTCTAACAAAACTTATCTAGCTTCTAAATTAGGATATAGCAGATCGGGGTTCTATAAGAAGATACAAAACAGGAGTTTTAATATCCGGGAACTAGCTCAGATATTCGACACGATCATCAATTTCAAGGAACAGGATTGGGCGGAGAGTAAGATAGATAGGCTTAAAAGATATAGGGCCATAAGCCTTATGGAGTTCAATAAGAATTATAAACGAAAGAAAGCATGAGAGGTAGGATGTTGCCGTGTGAGAGATGCGGGAGGATGGTAGCTGTCAGAAGCAAAGGGTTATGCCAAGTATGCAGGGCCAAGGAGCTACCGCCAAAGGGAAGGACGGCGATACGGGCGAAGGCCAAGCCCAGGGGTAGGAGCCTAGCCGTGTTCTTTGGCGCCCATGTGACTAGATTGAGTATGACAAGGAGATCTGCTACCGGCGCATATATACCATGTCCTGGGGTAAGTAACATCTGTCACTTATACCCTAAACGGAAATATAAATCGGTCGCCGAGGATAATGATAACATTATCTACTTGACGGCTGATGAGCATACAAGATTCGATTATCTATTAGATACGATGGATTTTAGCCGGCTCTTGGATGAGTTTGGTAACGTATGGCTGTTGGCGGCCAGAAGGATGAGGGATCTCGCACCTAGAGTCGAGGAGGATGGTAAATTAAAAACCAGATTATTATCATGGATAGAAGAAAACAAAGATTACTTTTAGGCCTAGGATATAAGGCTATAAGTGACACGATATATAGTTATGGGACGATCATGGAGGTCATAAGCGATCAAGAACTGTTTGATGACATGAGAGTCCGTTTATCCGAGAGACACAATGTGGTTATCGAGGATAATGGAGAGATAGGAGGATCGGGTTTAGGCAAGATAAAGGACGTGTGTCCATCATACTACTGGAGATCATCACTTCCAATATTAAGAGCATATCATACAGATCCTAAATTTACCGCATTCTTTGGCATATTAGACGTTTTATCAACGGTTCCGAAGGAAGATATCTATGAGGAAGAAAAGCCTGTTGACGAGCCTAAAAAAGAACCTGATGAGGAGATAGAAATTGAGTATGATCTGGAGACTGAGCAACAGTATTATGCCGCTGAATGGATCAAGGATATCCCGACACCAGTCTTATACAGAATGACCGTGGCTGGCAAGCGTGTTTATTATGAAATGGGAGCTGATGGATACCCTATCATATATGATGGGGCTACCAATAATATTGCGAATGGGTATTGTGATACTTCCGGGGCATTAGAAAAATGGAAAAATGAGATGAGACTCAAGGGTAAGGACCCAGACGAGTATGCCAACTACCGGGCTGACTTAGGAACTATCATGCATTATCTGTTTGGGTTATATCTGACGGGAGTTAAGATAAAACTGATTCCAACATGGATAAGAAAAGCTGTTAAGGAAGCTAAGTTGAGAATAGACAAGTATAGGATGGAGCGGATATTAGTGGATAATATGGATGAGTTGATAGAAGATCTAATATCATTCGCTATATTCTGTAAAGAAAGACATGTAAAACCTGTGTTGATTGAGAAGATGTTGAGGTCAAGGAGATTGAAAGTGGCTTCCTCTGTGGATGCCGTGGTGGAGATGGATAGCGAGCCGGAGATGGTGGAGATAGAGGTCGAGACAGGAGAGCTCTACAAGACTGGAGCCAAGAAAGGCCAACCTAAGACAGAGAAAAAGAAGATAAAGAGATGCAGGAGGATATTTGCTATATTGGACTTCAAATCAAACAGGAAAGGCAATTTTTATGATGAGTATGCTTTCCAGCTTGAGTTATATAGAAGAATGATAATGGAGAACTACGGAAAGATATTGGAGATAGAGGAGATCTATAACTTCGCTCCGGGTGATCCTACCGCCAAGACAAGCCAATATAAACTGAAGAGACAAACTGATAATCCTATACTTAACATGGCTACAGTCGTATATCTCCAAGGTAAGTATAAGTTCGAGAAAACCAATTATACGGTTACATCAAGAATAGGATCTTTGGATATAGAAAGTGATTTTGAATTGAATAACTTGATAAGAAAAGAATCACTGAGAGATTATATTTATCGAATCATGAGTGGGAGGATAGGATAATGGAGTTTAGGGAATTTGACAAGAGCGTTCACAGATATGAATTGGATCATAGTAAGCCAAGAAGAAAGCTGACGTGCCCGCAATGCGGCAGGGATAGATGCTTTACGCCGTACATAGATGTAACCACCGGACAGATAGTAGGGGAACAGTTTGGGGTATGTGATCACAAAAATAAATGTGGTTATTTTAAATATCCAACAGGCAATGAGCTTGGGAGCAATGATCTTTTTACCGATTCTAACAAAGTGCTAAGAAGATACAGGCCTCCTGTGAACCCAGATATAGCCAACTGTATCCCAGTAAACAAGATGTTTGAGACCCTTAATCCTTTCGAGACATCCGATCTTCAAGATTATCTATCCAATATCTTCGGATCGTATCATACCAATAGGGCATTTAACTTGTATAAGGTGGGGATGATGAGATTCGGAGACTGGGGTAAGTGCTGTGTGTTCTGGCAACTGGATAAGAATTGGGTGGTGCGGACAGGGAAGATAATGGACTACGGGCCTGACGGGAAGAGGGTAAAGGTTCCCATGGATCATGTATGTTGGGTGCATATACTGGACGGTCAGGATTACCTGCTTAGGCAATGCCTGTTCGGGGAGTTCCTTATCAACTTCTATCCCAATGACGCTCCGGTGTATATAGTAGAGTCAGAGAAGACGGCTGTTATCTGCAACATCATGTACCCTAGTAGGTTGTTCATGGCCTGTGGCGGTATCCATATGTTGAAGAGGGAGATGGTAGAGACATTGGGTAGGAGGCGGATAGTCCTGTACCCGGATAAGGGCGACGCTTTCAACGAATGGAGAAAGAAGGTAGACAAGGATATGAGGGGGATGAATATAGAGATAAGTGATTTTCTAGAATCAAAACCCAATATAGATGAGGGGATGGATATAGCGGATTATTTTATAATTAAACAAATTTACAATAATGGCAAAGGTAGTTGATAATTACAAGGGATTCAAGGTGCTTGAAATAACAAGACAGGAGATGATGGATAAGCTTACCAGATATGGGTGCTTAGGTATTTGCGATATGTGTAACAGACCTACATCCGTAGGTTATTACGTGGCGGTGATCAATCAATGGATATGCAAGGACTGTTACAATGATTTCATCAAGTCAATTGACAGGTATGAGGAGGACATGAAAATAGAAAACAAGAATTTTAATAGATTCTGCAATCTATTTAATGTTAAGATGGAGGAGACGGTATGAAAGAATTGTCTTTAGCCCAGAAAGCTATGTTAAACGGGTCCATATGCCCATACTGCAAGAACCCGTCCACTATGATAAATACGGTAGAGGGGAAGCAAGTAGGGTGCGAGAAGTGTGGGGCTTGGATGAGGTCTGATTCGATGGGTAAACCAGTAGGGAGATTGGCGAAACCAGAGCTTCTTAGGGCCATGGATATAACAGCTATTGAGATCGATAGGTTCTTGAAAGAGTCGAGTTATGAAAGGAAAAACTTTTACAAAGAGTTATCCAGTGAGCTAGGAATACCAGAAGAGCATGTGTCTCCGTATAAGATGTCCTTATTATCATTGCTTAATGTTATGAGACATATCAAGGTATATGGGAAGAACCATATACAGATACATGAGGGTACCACGATAGGTAAGGCTTGCTCTAGGCACGGAGCGGTGGCGATCGGGAGTAACGCCTGCCACGGATGCCCGGAGTTTCTGTTTCATGTGGTAGACAATACAACCAATACGGTAGTCTGTGATACAGACATGAGTTATGGAGATTATGTAGGTGAAAACAAATAAATTTGGGCAATAATATCAATAGAATAAAAAATGAAAGTAATTTTTATTCATAAGCCAACAGAATTTTATGTTGGAGGATCGGTGTACAACAAATCTTATTGCAAGGATAAGATGATAGAAAAAGGCATCAGCGAGAACCGGGCAGAGATGCTTAGTGATATAATAGGTCCATACGTATGTGTGTGGGAGATAAAGGACGGAGATGATCCTTACGAGAGCATGAGAAGCAGACTCGGAGATAAAGCCTCATATTTAGATGGAGAGGATATTATCGTAGAGGATTATAATTATGACGAGGAGGACGAGGATGGGGAGATCGACTGAATATTACAGAACACATCCGGAAGCCAGAAAGAAGAAGGCTGAGACGGACAAGAAAATCAACGCCAGACCTGAGCAGAAAGCCAAGAGACGGGAGTTGGGTCGTAAGAATTACAAGACCGATAAGCTGAAGGGTAAGGCTTATCGGAAGGGGAAGGATCTATGCCATACGGCTAAGGGATTAAGATATAAATCAAGATCAGCTAACAGAGGGTCTAAATCCGATACGGCTGGCGATAGAAACGCAAGAGGATGAGTGAGGATAGGATATGGAGGTCATCCAAGGAGATTATCATGGATGCCTATGAGAGGATAAGAAAGTATCAGTCGGGAGAGCTTCTCCCGGCTCGTACTGGATACGCTTATCTTGACAAGGCGTTGCTGGGCGGGTTCTACCCACAACATGCGGTGGCTATAGGCGCTAGGCCCGGAGTTGGCAAATCTTATCTGGCGCAAAAAATCATGAGCAATGTGATGAATGTCAATATCAATCCACAGGCAGATGATTATGTATGGTTAAGATGTGAGTTTGAGATGAACCCAGAAGATTTGATGTTACGTTCACTATCAAAAAAAATGGGGAAAGACATACAAGATATACTCCTTAACGAGATGTCAGAAGATGAGGTAAAAGAAATGCAGAGATGCCTTAGAGAAGAGAACTCTAGCAGAATAACATACATCCCTAAACCATCAACCGTAGATGAGCTTCAAAATTTTCTATGGAATGAGTATATGCCAATAAACAAAGATAAAAAAATGGTATTCGTGTCTATAGATCATACGGCCCTGATACAAGGCTCAGGAGATGCCAAAAGAAATATCGACTCGTTGATAACCATGTGTAATATAGCTAAAAGGACTTTTCCTAATATTTTCTTTCTTATAATATCCCAACTCAATCGTGATATCGAAGGACGACGGGATCCAAAAGATCATATGCCAAAGCAATCTGATTTTTATCAATCAGATACATTGGGACAGTTATGTACGGCTATGGTAGCGTTAAATATCCCGAAGAGATACGGGTACTCCTCATACATGCAATTTCCGCAAGGATGGTATCCTAATCTGGAGCGTTTCAAGAGCGAGTCAAGACGATCCTTCCGTGTGGATGGGTTATTATTCCATCATATCGTAAAGGTCCGTCAAAGATCATTGGAGGAGATTGACGCGATACATGTAGATATCATGAAAGGATATGAGCGATATTATCCTGATGGAGGGGTGGTGCGCCAAGAAAGACCGGGAGGCTCGGATGCCCCCGTGGGTAGCGGCAAGCCGGACACGACTGTGGTGACGCTACCGCCCCCGCCTCCCGGTGTTCCATTGGAGCAACAATATATACCGCCTAGCGATGATTTCAATGTAGTACATGACGAAACACCATATTAATCATGAGACTTAGAAAGAATTATTTGCTTGTTATTATGAAAGGCATGGAGATGTTGTTAAAAGCCAACTTCTCCACCGAGAATAAGATGGGCATACGGGAGATTATATCCTATTTAAAGGAGATGTCTGAATACAGCATCAGGTATATCATCAACCGGGAACGGGAAAAGGAGATCATTAACATCTGCGAGGAGGTATCCAAAAAAGTTCAGGAGTATAAGAGGATGAACGACAACTCTATGGTATTGGAATTGGAGAATCTAAAGCGGGAGGTTGTAGCGGTAGAGGATCTTCTTAGCTCCTACAAAGGCGTTCTTGACGCTGAGCTGGTGATAGCCGAGGATGATATCAGGATCATACGGGATAAGATCGCTATAAGCCTGAGAGAAGACGGGACATGCAAGAGTATGACCGACGCCGATAAAAGAGCTAGGGTGGATGTAAGGTACGAGCGGGCTTTAGAGGATTATCGAATCCTTCTAAGATGCGCTAATACGGTTAGGGCTAAGATGTCTGTCATAGGGCATCTTAATCAATCAATAAATCAATCTATATCAGTTGGTAGGGTTAGTATGGCTAACGAGTCTTATACAGTTAAACAATATGAAAAAGGGAAAGAGATTATCGAAAGCAGACGCCCTTAGGGTGTTGACAAGGGCTTACAATCTAATAAAGAATGATAATCATACGTTTATGTGCGGAGCAATAGAAAAGGCAGCGGTTGAATTATCACTTGCTGAAAGATCATGTGTGGCGTGTTATCTTATACCAGAACTGAAGATGTTCAAACCTGTAAACAGAAAAAATGGAGATTTTTGGTTTCGTTCATCAAAGAAAAACATAAGGTTACATATAATAGATACGCTAATAGATATATATAACGGAAATGATCATCCCGATATAGTCGAGAGGGTAGCCAGAAAGATAAGGTCAATATTTTAACTCATTAGCTTATGTATAGGTGATTATATACCATTTTACACAAAAAAAATGAGAAATGATATACATTTGTACGAAACATTATACTGGGTATCACCAATACCCTCTACCGGTTGCTCAAGAGTGAGATCGCCGGATTCTTTTACTGAACTAAACGTTTTTGATTTTACCTATCTTACGATTTTTTTTCAAGATAGAACCTTATATCAAAGACCTCTTTTGCTCAATCGTCTTGTCCGAAACAAGGGACTATATGATTCGATTGAGTGAAACAAAATTAGAAAAGAAGAATATGAAATTAAATAACATACGTATGTTTTACAACATATCTGGTGTAAAATAGTATATAATAACCTATGTATATTAATTTTGAACAGATGATGACATCAGGATTAACGATGTCTGATGTCGGGTATCTTTTGATGATCCGGCAGAAAGAGGAGATGGCTAGCGTCATTCCAAAGGAGAAAATAGATAGTTATAAAGCATCTGGTTATATCGAGCTTCAGAAGAATGGGAAGTGGAAGATAACGCCAAGGGGAGGGTCGCTGCTGATGCTGATAGAGACACCCGGCCTGACACCGGAGGTCGAGGGGATCCGGGACCGTATCGTTGGTGTGTATAACGATATGGGTAAGGATACAGGAGCTATCAAGGAGGTAGAGAAACGGCTCGTATGGTTCGTAGCTAATACCAACTTCAAGGAGGGGCCTATAGTAAGAGCCGTAATATCCCACATAGATCTTAAACGTGAGTATACGATGAGATTGGATAACTTGATCTGGAAACCATCAAATGTGTATAGCGTGCATATGAGTTTATCGGAATCAACGTTATTCGATACGATCATAAAAATGTATGGCTTGACGTCTGACTTGTATCTTAGGGAGAACAAGAACAAGGAGCTGGCATGGTTGTTCGCCATAAGCCGGCTTCCGGATCCCCCAAAGAGAATGGATAAGGAATACGCTATCACAGGCGATGTTAAGATGGATATCGAAAGGATATCGGATATAAAAAAAGAATTAGGTAGAAGATTAAAAATGTCGATTTAGTATGGAAAGAAAAGAAGTTGAAAAAGTAGTCAAGGAGGCGATATTCGAGAAGATGGGTGAATTTAATGGTCTTGATCATGCCGCTCAGATAATGAACGAGGATAAGCTGGATACGGATATGGCTATGGATTCCCTTGATTTTGTAGAAGTCATAATGGAAGTGGAAAAGAAAACGGGTAAATGTATACCCGATGAGGCACTTAACGTCAAGCCTTATCACGAATTGACGGTAGGAGAGCTTATGGGTATGTTGTGTGATTATCTAAAAGACAAATAAATGGATTTCGGATATGATGATTGGGAAGAGGGGCTAGAGACCCCTCTTGTCGATGATTGTGATGACGATCATGAGGAGGAAGAATATGATTTCAGTTAAGGAGTTAAGACCGGGCAATCTTGTAAAAGACAAAGCTGGTGATATATGGAGAGTAGGGTGCGTTACCGGTATGCGTAATGAAAGTGGATCATTAATCCTTGAACGTGAGGTTGATGATGGGATAATGAAATGGTATTCCGGGGAAGATGATGTCATACCTATTGAGATAAATGATAATATACTTGATACTATCTATTTCAAGCGTGATAAGGGGCGGGATGTATATCGAGGCTACGGAATATCTATAGAGATTTTTGATGATGGGTATTATCTTAGCCTTAGGGATCTGGAAGACGATCTAAGCGATCCTATTCAGATTAAGGATCTTCACCGTCTACAAAATATATTAATAGACTTATACGGACTTGATATAAATATAGATAAACTTTATGGTAATACCGGAGAATAATTTGTTATGTAAGGTTATAAACGGAGAAAAGGTTCTCGCCGCCTCTTACTCGCAGATAGACACGTTCGTCCAGTGCCCATATAAATGGTATAAGACTTACGTGGAGGGTCATAGGTCCACGGAGAAGCATGAGGCTACGTCATATGGTACGGTTATCCACCAAACGATGGAGTATTTCTTCAAGAACGGATGCAGACCTTCTTATGAGGATATGAGCAAGGCATTCAACTACTACGCTGATATAGAGAAAATACCTTTTGATAGCGTAAAATCCCAAATCGAGTCCATGCGACATGCGGCTAGACTAATAAGATGGATTGTAGGATTGTTTGAGAAGGATGCTGCTGGCAATTATAAGAAGGTATGGTCCGATCTTACGCCAATGGAGAAGGTAATCCGGGGGTCGAGACCGGCCGGCGTGGAGGAGGATTTCGTCTTGCCCTATAAGCTGCCCAAGCCCCTTACTTTGGATGGTGTTACGTACGATAAGGTACATATCATAGGATCAGTAGACTGGAGAGGTGAGTATAAGACAAAAGACAGAACAGCTATGTATACGATAGACTGGAAGTCTGGGAGAAAATTATTCGATAAGGATAAATTGCTTCACAATCTCCAGCATCCGATATACGCCTTTTACATATACAGGAAGTATAAGGTATTACCGGATATGTGTAGCTATTTCTTTACCCGCATGCTGGACAATCAAAACGTGAAGGTAGATAAGGAAAAAGTGGAGAGATCGGTCAAGGAACTTAACGATATTCTCCTTGATATGTATGATTTCGAGACAAATAAAATAGATAGCTATCAAGCTCACGTTTGGAACGACGCCAAGCAAGGGTATAAGTACGAGACACGCTACCTCATGGGACGCCAGCCGGCCTGCCTTGAACCCCGCCCCAAACCCTTGTGTTTTTGGTGTGATTTCTCGACCCACAAGCAAGGGACATGCAGATACTCATCAGATTGGGACGAGTCTAAAAGAAAGAATAAAAAAGATTAACTTCATTAAAAAGCCTAGGTAAATATCTAGGCTTTAATTATATTTGCAATACAAAAAGATCAGATCATGGAAGAGAAAGATGTATTAAATTTATTAATGTCGAGAAAAGATATCAGAAAATTGGTAGAGAAATCGAATGAATGTTATTCTAAAATGGATTTCGTGGGAGCCATGAAATACCGGAAACAGATAAAGGATATTATTGACAAGGAGTCCAGGATCATGCTAACAAGAAGCGAGTCGCTTATTGAGCTAATGAACGGCTCTGGCGATGAGTATAAGTTCAAGATGTTGGTATGGCTACATTCCATGATGTGCATGGCGGATGTATTTAACGGGATATTGGAGGATTTCAAGGATGGGGTAAGGAAAGCCAATGGCAACTCTAAGTTCGTTAAGTTCGATAATCTGGATAGATTGATGACAGAATGTAAGAAAAAGATTGATTACCTGATGAAAGGCACAAGTAAATCATTCCAGATATCTTTTGCCGTAAGGAGCGATGAGATGAGGGAGATGATAGAGAATATGGTTGGGAATAATATCCGGGAAGGGTACGACATGTTCAAGGAAGAGGCTGAGATGGTGAATGAGACAGACAGGAGTAAGATAGAGGAATTTAATAAAAAACTTGACCATGATCAAATGTAATATAAAGCTAGGCGATATAGTCCATACCCAGATAGGAACAGGAGAGGTGATAGCCATAAGCAAGACCAAGGAAACTTTAATGGTGAAAATGGACGATGGTCGGGAGTGTGCGATAAGATTAGAGTACGTGAAAGACGTTTTTGATAACTACAGATCCAAATGATTTACAAATTAAGACCATATCAAGAGGAATGCGTTAAAAGTATCTCCGATTACATAAACTCTGATAGGCATGATCCAGTGTTAGTCATCGGACCGGTAGGTTGCGGTAAATCGATCCTCATAGCAGAAGCGGCAAGATTGATGGGAGATAAGACGCTGGTTCTCCAGCCGTCTCGCGAATTACTAATACAAAACTACTGCAAGCTTACATCATATGGCATACCGGCGACCATCTACTCCGCCTCCTGTGGCAAGAAAGAGCTATCTAACATGATATACGCCACGTTAGGGTCTATCAAGAAGGTTGTTGGTCAGCTTAAGGAGATGGGAATCAGAAATGTATTGATAGATGAGGCTCATGCCGGATATAGTCCTGAAGACGGCAGTGAGTTCATGACATTCATGAATGAGCTGAAGCCGAGAAAGGTGATAGGGTTTACAGCCACGCCATGTAGACTTAAAAACATGTCGATAGGACAGACATCATATTCCCAACTTAATTTCATCACTCGTATGAGACCGGTATATTTCAAGAACCTGATTCACGTGATACAGGTAGAGGAGATGATAAGGCAAGAATTTTGGACACCTCTTAAATATGAGACATGGGATTTCAATGGAGATGCCCTTAAACTCAATTCTAACGGCTCCGAATATACGGCTGAGTCTATTAGTGAGGCGGTGAGAAAAAATGGCTTAAACAACCTTATTTTACGTCGGTTGATGGTATTAAAAGACATCTGTAGATCTATACTGGTGTTTATGGATTCTGTTGAGAGCTGCAATACTGCCGCCGAATGGATGAACGCCAAGATATGTGCCGGCATTGCGGAGGTGGTTCACGGAGGCACGCCAAAGAAGCAACGGGAGGCTATAGTCGAGAGGTTCAAGTCGGGTGGGACGCAGGTGGTGTTCAACTATTCCGCCCTCGGTACGGGATTCGATCATCCGGGTCTGGATTGTGTGATAGTAGGAAGACCAACATTCTCATTCTCGTCGTTTTATCAGTGGCTTGGGAGAGCTGTCAGGATAAAGGACGGTAAGGATAGCGCATTGGTCGTTGATTGTTGCAATAACTCGTCAAGGTTCGGTGATATAAGAGAACTTAGTATAGAGAACTACAAAGGATATGGATGGGGGATGTTTATCGGCGATAAACTAATTACCAATATCCCGATGGGGGATAAGGTAACGAAAACAGATCTGGATATCAAAGCCGCCAAGAAAGATCGAAGGAGGGGGCTGGCGCAGGGCATTACCGCCTCCCCTGTACCCGGGAGGCCGGATCATCCCCTTGGCTCTACGGTAATGACATTCGGGAAATATTGTGGGTGGATGTTGCATTCGATCCCAGTATCGTACTTCAAATTCATAAACGAGACATTTGACTGGGATAATGACAGAAACAAGGATATAAAAGAATACATAGATTTTTTAATTAAAAACAATAGATTATGACAGGATGTATATATCATGAGGCTGATCTTGACGGAGTAATGTCAGCGGCTATAGTAAAAAAGTATTTCAAAGGGGACATTGATCTTCTTCCTTACAATTACGGCAAGGAAATACCTGACGTGAATAAATATGATAAGGTGTTTGTAGTTGACGTGTCATTTGGAAACAGAACAAGATTCCTTTTCGATGAGTGGAAGGATAAAGGTACAAATGTCATATGGATAGACCATCATAAGACAGCCATAGACGATATGAGGGATTACGAGGTAAAGGGCAAGAGGTGTATAGGGACGGCGGCCTGTGAGCTTACGTGGGAATATCTTTTCGATGACATCAAAACTCCTAATGTGGTAGAATTATTGAGTGCTTATGATGTATGGGATCACGACCGGTTCGAGTGGAGTGACGTTCTTTCATTCCAATATGGGATGAGAGGATATTGTGGTCTTGACGTGGATATGGCGGCAAGTGTCATGGACGGCGATCATGACTTCATATATGACATGATAAGGAACGGGGAGGCGATACTGGAGTATATCGTTGAGAAAAACAGAGGAGAGATGAAGATGTTCTCATTCGAGGCAGATATATTTGGATACAAGGCGATATGTATGAATACTACGGAGTTTAACTCCATCACATTCGAGTCTATGTACGATCCTAGAAAACATGATTTGATGATGCCATTTTGCTGGAACGGCAGATTCTTCAGATGCTCGTTCTATACCACCAAAGAGGAGGTGGATGTCTCGGCGCTGGCACGCAAGGCCAACCCCGGTGGAGGAGGCCATAAGGCGGCTGCCGGCTTCCAGCTTAGCGTGGAGGATATGATGGGATTTTTGAAAGAAAGGAGGATGTGATATGGTAGGGTTGATATCTATTATTATAATAATAGTAATCTCCTTTGCCATGATGATGGAGGGATGGGAGAAATATGATTCACAAAAGTTTTACACAGGGTTGCTTGTAATAGGCATAAGTATCATAATGATATTTCCAATAATGCAATATAATATGGAGAATATGAAAAACGTGTATAAATTCAAGAAACTTAATGAAATGAAGCTAGACGATTATGGCTTCGGTTTGTTCGAGTACAATGGCGCTCTTTATTTCAAGGAGGCAGATGAGGGGAAATGCTTTGATGTAAGGAGCGGGAATGAGGTTATTATCGGGAAAGATAAAATTGTAACGGCCTTGGAGGATTGATCATGAGAAAACTTGACAACACCAACAGGACAAGGAAGAGGAGCGTACGGCACTCGTGGGTAAAGGCAGGCCCGGGGATCCAACGCTGCGCTATTTGCGGGATTACGAAGCAAAGCGAGTGGAGGGACGGGAAGACCTCGCATTGCGTATATCTATCATCTGGTGAGCTTTATTCCATAACAGGTGAGACACCAGAATGCAGGGATCTTAGCGAATTTTATTAATCTAAAACATGAAAATATGACATGGTATGATACTTACGAGGAAATAAAGACCAAATATCCGGATACTGTTTTTGAGGAATATTGGTTAACGAAAGATGATGCTGATAAACTAAGGAATCATGAATCAGTTAAAAAGGGATGGGCTACAATTGAAAATAATCCTGATACAAGCGGTTTTATTATATCTAGTGACAAATGTGTTATCAATGGCTTTAAAGCAGAAAAGAATGATGGGGATGAGCGAAGCATATTGCTGCATATTGGAATACTGTCTCCTTTTAATGATGATCCAGTAATAATAATAAAGCAAAAAGGAATTTAAGATGAAAGAAGAATTTAGCAAATACGACAAGGTTGTTTATGACGGTGAGGTATTTGAGGTACTTGAAACCGCCGATCGTACAGGAATGATGAAATTATGCCCATTATTTAAAGCATCATATGAATATGCTTGGGCTGACGAGGAAATGGTTGTATCATTAAACAGGGCTATTAAATTAAGGATTATTGATGAGGAAACGGTCGATAATCTTACGGATTATAGCCCTATCGGCGAGGGTCTATGTAATACCAATGAGTGGGAAGCGACAGACGCACCGTTCGTCGGGAAGGACGGCAGCGGGAAGAACGACCGGGCCGACGGCAAACTCCGGTGGGACCTCCTTCCTTTGGCTGAGATAGAAGACATCGTGAGGGTATATACAGAAGGTGCCAAGAAGTATGCTGATAACTCATGGCAAGATATACCTGATGGGTTCAATCGTTATCTAGGTGCACTCATGAGACACTTGGTCGCTTATACGAAAGGGGAGAGATATGATAAGGAGGGATTCATGCATCTATCCGCCGTATGCTGGAACGCTATAGCATTATTATATTACGATAAACATAACAAAGGGCTTATAGAATGGAAGAGTCAGGAGAAAGAGTAGTAGATGAGAGATTAAGAGCTATCAATAAAAAAACCGGTAAATACGTTGATTTAATCAAGCGCACTATTTATGATGATACTCCATTTCCGATAGTTAAGTATCTCAATTATAGTTATGATGAATTGAATTATGATTATGTAAGGTATCTGAATTTTGATATAGACATAAATTGGGAGCAGCGCAGATATCAAATCGTGAAAGATTTATTATCTAACGATTTTGATGGAAGGAAAATAGGTATGGATGAGATAGATAACGCTATATTTACAGCGGATTTAATTATTAATAGATTAAAAACTGTTTAAAATGGTAAGAATCGATTTTTTCACGAAGAAAGACGCTGAGTACAGCGATTACATGCGATATATTATCGCCAACACGTTACAGGAGTATGAGGGTGAGGTTACGTTGAACCAGATCCCGGAGAACAAGGCCACGGAGGAGGAGATATCCAAGTACGGTATAGAGGTATATCCTACTATCATCGTCAGTGGAGATAACATGGATGGCTTTAATAAACTTGAGGGGATGGCCAGAAAAGCTGATCTTATTAACGTCATGTCGTTATACGACAAGAAATAGGCTTATGACGATAAGGGATAAATATTTTGGTTGGAAAGATATATTCTTTGACAGGTTCGTGCATTGTTGTAATGAAAAAAGTGACCAACCACAAGGAAGTAATATACCTCTAGCCAAAATAAACTTCGATAACAAGACAGGATATGTAGAGGACGGGACTATTAATATAGCCGAGCTTCTTCAATATCTTTGGATAAATAATAAGGTCTATGGGTGTGAATATGCACCCATAGATATATCTTCTGTCTTACAAACATTGATTAGATTGACCGAGAACGCTAAACATATGTTTGAGGATCAACCGGGTATATATGATATGATCCCATATAGAGGATTTTTTCTTAGAGATGACTTTTCATCCGGGAAAGATTATTCACTTGATTTGGATAAAATAGTGAGCGGGATGGGTGGATGGTATGGAGAGGATGAAGACCCATGCTATTCGATGTTTGTTAGCCAAGATCAGATATGGAACTTAAATCCGATATTAAAGGTATTAGCTGATGAGGGATCTATTCTAGCCAAGGAACTTGGGTATGATATGAACTCATATGTCAGCGATAATGGATACACGATATACAACCCCTACCTCTCGTGGATTAATCATTACTATCATTATTGCCCGACATTTAATGAGGATAAGCTGAAACCTTGGGATAGGGTGGAAGACAGAAAGAATAAATTCAAGATGACGGATAAGGTTAAGAGAGGCGCCAATAATTGGTATTATTCAGGCGGGACTATATCTTGTGTGGATAATTTCTTAGGGAAAGAATACAGAAAAAATCTCCGAACCTTCATATATCGTGGAATAGTATTCTTTTTAGATCGGATATGGCATACACCATTGTTTGAGAAGATGGGCGTGAAAATGAAATACAACGCTTATTATTGTTATGCCGCTACTTCCGGGATATGGTATGATAAGAGATTCAAGGAAAGACTAGCCAAGAGGTTTAACAAGTCGCTGGGCGGCGATGGGGAACTGTTCGGGGCTAACCTAGCCTGCATGGTATGTGACCGTAAGGATATCGATTGGGAGGCGCTTCGTCTTTGGCTTGACAAATACGATGATCCTACTGATAAGGGCATGGTGAATAGCCCTATTCAATTTATGTATTTATATCTATATTACTCTTTTAACAAATAAGACATGGAGACTAAAATATGGTGTAAACTTGTATATAATTACCTAACATTATAATATAATTTAAAAGATGGCAAAGAAACAGTTAAAGATCCCGTTTAAAGACGGGAGACCATGCAAATGGGTTAAGGATGTTCATGATGAGGAACGTGATAATTATGAGTTTGATGAATGCCTTGAGATACACGGATTCCTTCATGGATGCTCTTCGGCTGTAATGATATTAAGACCGGCAAATGATCATGGGGAGGATTTTAATTATGCCAAAAGTGTCTATTACCAAGTATTCTTGACAGACAGCAAGGAAGTAATACAGAACATGATGCATGGAACCATATATGGTAAATGGACTTTTGTTAAGAGGGGAGAAAATTTTGGCATTAAATTGGTTAAGGTCTTACCTAAGATACATAAACTTACCCTTGATATGTTCGCAAAAGATATTTTTAGGTCTGAGAATAAATAAACAATTATGATATGTGAAGGTAAACACGAGCAAAATGAGACCATACGGAAGAATCAAGACAGTTAAGGGATCTTCATGGAAAAAGGATATACATCCGCCGAAAGGGCACGAGAATTGGTGGGAGGATATATGTGATCCTATACCTAGAAGTACCATGAAACTCATATTTAAAGCACAATTACAGCGATATGATTATAAACAAGACATGGTCGATGCCGAATAAAGAGACATTCAGCATAAGACCGATAAGGGAACTTATAGACAAATATCGAGAAGAGGGTATGGTTATAGTGGATCCATTCGCCAGAAACAGCGATATAGGGACGATAACCAACGATCTTGATCCTGAGACTAAGGCTATGTATCATAAAGACGCCACGGACTTCTTGTGTCATCTTGATGATAATATAGCTGATATGGTATTATATGATCCACCATATTCTGCGAGACAGGTATCTGAGTCGTATAAAAGACTTGGAGGTGCTGTTAATATGCAAACAACGCAATCTAGTTATTGGGCTATGCAGAAGAAGGAGATAGCTAGGATCACCAAGAAAGGAGGGGTAGTCATTACCTGCGCGTGGAACTCCGGCGGTATAGGGGCAGGGCTTGGTTTCGAGCAGCAGGAGATTCTTCTAGTGGCTCATGGGGGATGGCATAATGATACGATTGTTACTGTAGAAAAAAAAATCAAAGGTTAGATGAAAGAAAGGATATTCACCACAAAAGAACAGGGGAGAGTGCTGGCTGAGGCCGGCCTCCCTATCTCCACCGCCATCGGTTTCAGAGACAGGTATCTGGATCAATTACATTCTATGGAGGATGACGCTGGTCGTATAGGACTGATCGAGGCCGTTACCCCGGATATATCCAACCCTGTTTGGGATGTAGGGACGTTACTGAATTTGCTCCCATATGAGATAGAGGGTTGTACATTAGAATGTCATAAGCTAAAACATGCATGGTCTGTAGCGTATAGAGATATAGACGAGATCCCTATATATTGGAGTAGCGAGAAACGTCTTGTAGACACATTGTTTTCGATGATGATGGAATTACTTAAACATAAGATTATATGAGCATAAGCAAATAACAAAAGGTAATTATATACAATTTTACACTATTATGTTGTATAACATAAGTAAAATAGTATATAATTACTTTTTATATCATACCTTTGCATCAAAAGACAGTAGTATGCTAAAAGCTTATAAATATAGACTGAATCCGACATCCGAACAGATCTCGCTAATGGAGAGAACTTTCGGATCAACTCGATTTATCTATAACTGGGCTTTGCAGACGAAAATCGAAGCATATCAAGATGATAAAAAATCGCTTACGGCTGTTGATCTATGCAAGAAACTGACTGACCTGAAGAAACAAGAGGAATATACTTGGCTCAATGAGGTATCTAACGAATGTCTACAGCAGTCAATAAGAAACTTAGATCAGGCTTTCACCAGATTTTTCAGGGAGAAGAAAGGCTTCCCGAAGTTCAAATCAAAGCGAGGATCAAGGAAATCGTTCAAGAATATCCTCAATGTCCATATCGATTTCGATAACAACAGGATTAAGTTACCGAAATTAGGATGGGTAAGATTTTATTCTAATCAAGTATTTAAAGGCAAGATAGGGACTGTCACTGTATCTAAGTCACCTACAAATAAGTACTATATCAGTATCCTTGTAGACAACGGCATTAAGCTACCGGGCAAGTCACCTATAAATCCGGATACCGCTGTAGGTATCGATGTAGGGATAAAGACATTCGCGACCTTATCAAATGGTTCGGTTTTCGAGAACCCGAAATATCTGGAAAAGTCTTCCGCACGTTTAGTATGCTTACAACGAAGATTAGCTCGCAAACAAAAAGGAAGCCGAAGAAGAGAAAAAGCTAGATTAGCCGTAGCGAAAGCATACGAGCATATATCAAATCAAAGACATAACTTCCTGCACCATGTTGTCAACAATATCCTAGGCGAGAACCAAACCGTGGTTATTGAGGATCTTAACGTGGAGGGGATGATGAAGAACCATAGGCTGGCTAATAGCATAGCTTCATGCTCATGGAGCGAGTTCTTTAGAATATTAAGCTATAAGTCAGATTGGAAGGGCGTGAATTTGATTCGGATAGGAAGATTCGAACCTAGCTCCAAGATGTGCGAATGCGGATACGTACATCGGGATCTTAAATTATCCGATCGTATCTGGACTTGCCCTTCTTGTGGAGCCGTAAATGACAGGGATCTTCTTGCCGCTAGGAATATAAAGAAATTTGGGTTAGAAAAACAGAATCTTCTAACCCAATAAAATACGTCACCGGTGGTGAACCGGGTAGGGGACGTGGAGTCGCTGGCAGTAGCCGGGGCTGTGAAGCGTCAAAATGTACTGGTGTAAACTGGTATATAATCACCTAAACTAAATACAAAAGATTGGGCGCTGTTCTCGCTTATGGTTTTGTTTATTTTTGCGATGGGAGTTGTAAGTGGATGGTTGGCGTTTAATTGTTTAGGCATTGGAGAAGATTAAGGAACATTTTAAAAATCAATAGATATGAAATTACTATTTTTCGATTTAGAGACAACCGGGGTTAAGTTCTGGAGAAACGGGATACACCAAATAGGAGGGATCGTGGATATCGACGGGCAGGAGGCCGAGAGGTTTGACATCCGCCTAGCCCCGAACCCTGCCGCCACGATAGAGCAAGAGGCACTGGACGTGGCTGGCGTTACCTTGGAGCAAGTGCAGTCGTATCAGCCTATGGAAGAAGGGTACAGGCAGTTAGTTGGTATATTATCCAAATACGTGAATAAGTTCGACAAGAGGGATAAAATGTATTTGGTGGGGTATAACAACGCAGGATTCGATAACAGCTTCCTACGGGCTTTATTTACCCAATGTGGGGATAAGTATTTCGGATCATGGTTCTATCCTAACTGTATGGATGTATATGTTATGGTGACACCGTTCCTGATGGGTGTAAGAAACGATATGGAGAACTTTAAGTTGATGACCGTGGCTAAGACTATGGGTATTGATATTGACGAGAATAAACTTCATGACGCTACTTATGATATTGAGCTGACTAGGGATATTTTCTATCGTATAATTGGCAAAATGGATATTAAGCTATGAGGGATATTTTAGAGGCGATGCATGATTATCCGGATGAGGCGCTTGGGTTGTGTTTCTTTTTGATAGTGGTTGTCTGGTTATTGTCAGGTATATTTGAGAAAAAAAATGAATGATAAACTCGATGAGATACTGGATCTCCTGAGATCTCAAAATGAGATGATTAAGGATATCCACGATTATGTGAAAGAAGTTACCAGCGAGAAGTATATAGGAGAATCCAGAATGACAAACTTCTCTATTAACTTGGCCGCTGATATACTTACCGAGGCTATCAGTCCTAAGATAAAGGGGATGATGGTGGATCTATTGAAGAAACAAGGATGGAAAACTGAATGAAATATGAGGACTTACGAGAGAAAAGTAAATCAGTTAAAAGATTTAATGATAAGAAAATACAAATCGGCTTACGACAAGTCAAAGGGAATAGATATAGATATAAGCTCGATAATGTATCTCCCGGTACCAAATGAATTTAATGATATGGATATTGAGAATATGTATGTTATTCTCGATAAGATTAAAGATATTATAGATAACAACAGGGATAAGCTCAAGAACCCGACTTGCGGTACTTGCGTACATCTTCATGATAATGAATGGGCGAAAAGATATGGCAAGGTATGTTGTTCTATTTGGCAGGTGTGTGACCATTATATAAACCCTAACAGGAAACATAATAGGAAACAAACAACATACGTAAGGCGTCCAAGCAACAAGGCTTGCCCTAATTATGAGTATGGTGATGATAATTTTAAAAACAGAAGAAGATGTATAAAAGAAAAGAATACCCAATAAAGAGCTATGTGCCGATGCGCACCAACAAGGATAGGACGTGTATCTGCTGTGGCGATACGATCCCGGCCGGCAGCAGCAGGATGATACCTAGACACGCCAAGGCAAATCACGGTCTATGTTTCCCGTGCTTCAGGAAATGGAGAGATACCGGAGGAGATCTTAAGCTTATGGACAACCCTGAAGATGCGAAGAAAGAGCATGTCATACATATGTCTAATATCCTGAAAGGGAATTGTGATATAATAAAAGGTCGAAAGCTTTACGTGGCTTTTAAAAAGGCGATAAACGGCGGAAAGAAGATCGTTATCAAATTTGACACTGATCAACCGATATCTATGTCAACAAGAGTCATGAATCCTTCATTCGGAGAGATCATGGACGAGTACGGCAAGGATATATTCCAAGGCAACCTTAAACTAATAGATGTCCCAAAAGGAGTTAAAGATTTAATAGTTAACTATATAGAAAAATATCGTAAATTGTGAACATAAAGACATTTATATACATGATCTTAACATTCAGAAGAATAGATCCTATACCTAAGAATATAGGATTTATGTTAAGTATAACATTCTGGATATCTGTAGTATGGATAATATCCAACTTTACCATATTGATAATGAAATTAATAAAATAGACGAAATGAAAGAAGGTGACGTGATATACAAGAATGGCATGGAGCTGCTTGTGGTATTAAGCTACGATCATAATGAACCATGTAGGGGCTGCTTCTTCTACAAGGATAATAAATGTGGATCAGAAAGACTGATAAAATGCTGGGATTGTAAAAAGGAATATATATTCACGGCTATACGTAAATATAATACGACTGAACTGTGCGGAATAGTAAAAAGATATGAGGAGACGTGATATACAAGAATGGTATGGAACTGCTATGGCAAAAATTAAAGCAAGTATTATTATCCTATCTCTTATCATGATAGGATGTAAAGATAAAAAAGAAGAAGATGTTGATTGTTATCCTAAAACTGTTTATGTGGATAGTAGGGGTAATAAGGCAACCATGTTGAATGATTCTATTTTAGTAGTATGCACATGCCTAGAGTACCCAGAGAAGTATAAAATGGAGGTAATTAATATAAAGAACAAATAGATGGTTATAAATGACAAGCAACTTTACAAAATAACCCTAACAAGGGAGCAACTGATGTTGATCTCACAATGCGTGGAAGACATCAGTAGATTTGCGGCGGGTGACATGGATCTACAGCATACGACAAGTACGTTGATAGATGATATGGATAGGACGGAATCGCTGGGGATAAGAAGCTTTATAGTCAATAACTCACGAGCGATAAGAAGAAGGTTGTTCCCAGATCTTGAGGATTTTGAGCATATAGGGTACGATGGAGGCAGTAAGGATAAGATAAATAGGAAGAGGCTTATCGGCAACACTTACCAAATATATAGATCTATACTGCATCAGCTAGCTATTGACGAGAACTGGAATAACGTGTATAGTGATATGACGTTACCTTCAGGTGATATGGGAACAATTAAAGTGGAGAGGATTGACGATGAAAAGAAAAATGAGGATGTTTAATAGGAATATGGCATGGAAGGCAATCCAATGAACACCGTGCCGGACGGGGCGGTAGATGTCGCCCTTACCTCGCCGCAGGGGGGAATGGATTCCCTGCTTGTGGAGATAGACCGTCAATTCTTTGATGAGATGATAAACAGATTTAATAACAATAACATTAAAACAGATAGAATATGAATAAGATTGAAGAACTGGAAAATAAGTTGAAGGAAGAAAAAAGCAAGATGCAGGCTAATCTAAAAGAGAACTATAAATGGGTTGTTGGGAAATACGTCAAATTCGATGAATCTTCTATAATGAGAATAGATAATCTACGTTATATTCCTATAAATACCATAGAAGATTATTATAAAAATGAGCTAGATCCAAATGACGCTATTTACGTAGATGGCCCTGTGGCTCATTATAATGTAGAGGACAATTATTATTCTTTGGCAAAACATAAAAACATACAGATAAAGATAAGAAATATAATAGAGCCTGATGGTGAATTTGAGAATCTGGTAGAACGGTTGTTTAATGAGGCGAAAAAGAACTTACTATGAGCCTGTTTGTATGCGCTAAATGCGGTTGTGTTGATAATACCGCCACGTCTAGCTACTGGATGTTGACAAACGAGTATATGGTGGATAAATTTGACTATGCCAAGGAACTACAGCCGTACAAGGGCATGGGGCTGTGCAGCGAATGCGGGAGGCTGGCTACCAGCCCAGACGGACGTCATATTTACTTTCCTATCAATAGGGTAAAAAGCATCTATCTCATCTATTACACAGTAATCATATCCTGTTATTATCCTTATTGAAAATTTACACCCTACTATATTATCAACAAGGAATTTATAAAACAAATTCAAACATCTAATAAACCCTTGAGGAATATCCTCACGCACATTAATATCTCTTGCTTGTAACTTATACATATTGTCATAGGTTATAAAAGACATATTTATGTTGTCTATGACCAGATCCCTTTCGGTCATATTATTCAATCTTATATTATATGTATATCCATCAAGCTCCCCATTATCATTCATTTTGCATATCCTAGATAACATAAGACCGAGTAACGGGAAGGAGTCAAACAACCCTTTCGGATCAGGCTCATGAATCCCGTCATTATAGCTACTCATAAGCATGCGTGTCAAGGAATAATCATACCCTTCCTTTAGATCTGATGATATATCTGGGTAATAATAATTCCCCCTGTCTATCATAGGGTCGTCTACATGACAAATATAAGATGATTTGATAGATAATTGAGTTAACTTATCAGGAATGATAATTTTTAAAGATCCCATTTCGTTGGATTCGGACGTCAAAATTCCATTACTATTGTTCGTGGAATCATGAAAAAGATCTACATTTGTATTCATAATAGAGTATTTATTCCCATCCGTCCGGGATGGATAGATGGGAATACAAAAATAGCCAATCAAATTGTCTTAAACAATTGACTGGCTATTTTTTTTCGTCATACTATATCAGTTATCTTCCCCTGTCAAAGTACCAATTAGCGTCCTCCCCGGACTCGTCCTTATCCCTGCCTCCTAAGAAGAATCCCATCGTCATGCCGTTGGTCATCAGCCAGTAGTCGGATGTCTGCTTAATATCCCTAGCCGTCTTGATATTATACCATTGCTTACCAAACGAGAACTTCATGAGCTGCCTCCATAGCTTACTCTCGCCCTTATACACGCCGGTCTGGACGGTAGCGAACGGATCCCAGTTTCGAGGATCGGTGAGATCACCTAGCTTCCGGGCCGTGACCAGCGGATCTTGTAACATATCTATAGCGTTAAGCTCCATGAACGGGGATGTCTGGGAAGCGATCTCATTGATCGTCCTGAACCCGATATAGGTAATGAACTGCCCGAACCAACTATCTTCATTATCCTCCCTGTATCCCATCAACGCCCGTCCTATGGCTATCATGGGAGCGAATACCGCTGATCTGCTCGTAGGGGGTAAGTTTATCATACTCTTCTTTAAGCACGTCATATGCCTCTCCCATCCTGCCCTCGGACATCGAGCCATAGACATTCCCGGCCAGTCTCCATAACGTTCTCATATATCCTTCCTCGAATTGGTTGGTCTGAAAATTGAAACCGGCTTTCTTATATACCCGCTGCACGGCCAATATAAACCATCCACGATGAGGTAGCACCATGTTAAGGATAGCGTTCCGGCTAGCCCCCACCCGGTTCTGCTCGTTCAAGGCGCCGTTGCAGATCTGCACCATACTTCTGACCCTACTAGATAATGTAGGTATGTATCGGTCTACAATGTCCTTGTTAGCCTCGTTCTTAGCCACGATCTTCCCATCCTTGACGTCTACCATGTTCCACATAGAATAATCCCTTAAACGCTCCCAATCGCGTTTAGCCTCGTTAGCGGACATATTCCTGTCCTTCATCATCATCTCCTTGAAATTGGAGTATGACCAGAACTGACCCTCGTATAGGCGGGTATCATCCATGACCGAGATAATGACCTGCGGATCCAACGGGGAGTTAAGAACCTCCATCATCTTAAACGGCAGGTCCCGGAATAAGGTTCTCCAGATCTTGTTATACGCCGCGGATCGTACACGGTTGCGGACATTAAACACGCCTAGAGCTTCTCCAACGACATATAGCTTGTTGGTACGGTTTATGTCCCCAATCTCAGACACGTACGTACTCAACTGCTTCTGGGCTTCCCCATAGGCGTATTTCATGGAATCCTTGCTTATATACTGCCCCACCATACCCTCCAAAAGGAAGTTGGCCTGCCCGGTAAGGGCGCCGGTAGCCGCCACGAACGGGGAGAAGCCTAGGTTGGATTTGGATACGAATTTGGTAAACATAAGAGCCAGCTTATTAAGATCGACCTTATAATTGCTTATATTCCATTCAGTCCGCTTATTGTTTATCCTAACGTCATAGATACTGGCGTTAACCCAGTCCTGAAACATCCTGTAGGCATGAGTGGCTTCTGGATTCTTTCCCCCATCATATTGTGTCTCAAGCATCATATTCCTATATCCCATAACATCATCCAAAGCAGCTCTCTTATACTTATAAGATGCCGCCTGAAGGGATAGCATAGAATAGGAGTACGCGAAGTCATGGGATACGTCATCGGCATTCTCTAGCTTGCTCAGATAGTACTTGGGGATCATGCGATATTTGTTATCGTTCTCATCAAGCCCTCCTAGGTCTTGTCCTTGACCATGTATGGGATCATCAACCCTCTCGCCAACGATGTCACGTACGGCGTTTCCGATGGCCGCCTTCGGGTCAACCCCGGCCTGCACCATCCTCTCCACTCCGCCCTTGGATATCTGTGGTATCTGGTAGATATTCCTGAAACGCTCATCATAATCCTCCATAGCCTTACGGCTTATGTTAAGCAACTCCTTCCTCATCTCCCACTTATCCTTATTGATCGTAGCTTCCTCCCCTTCGTTGGTAATACCGTATTTCTTGAAAAAAGCCTCGTTCTTGTACTTATCGAACCTAGGCGTATGATATCCATAACCCAGATCGGGATTATAATTAGGATTCCGGAAGGAACTCTCGAAATCAGCCTCATCTAACCATTGGTTGTTGATCGACAAATCAATCATATTAATATCGAAGCCGAAACGGGACACGCTTTCTTCCTTTGATATACCGCTTTCCATGGCATCAAAAAAATCCGACACCTTATACGTACCGTTATTTATCTTCCTGACAAAATCAGAATACCCTTTGGGAGAGTATTTTCTCATATAAGGATATAGCCGGGTTCTGGCATACTCAATAAGTATACTATTAGCCTTACCCATAGCTATATCATTAGCCAGCTTATCACTGAAATCAGGACCGTATTTTTTTCTAAGGAACGTTGTCTCCATGGATGTCCATGATGGATTCTTCTGTGACAGCTTGGCGGCCATCCTATCTACCTGACTCCGGGAGCGGGCAGACATATGTTCCTTGGCGAATTTAATCTCATCCATTCCCTTGTCGTATGTCACGGCATCCCTTAACGCATTACGGTAGGAATCTGTAACGCCACTCTCCACCGTATCGGGCATATTCATCTCAATATCCTCAGCGGAAGCGGCGGCGTTAATAACGCTCTTAGCCTCAGCCAGACGATCATATAACTCGTTTATCTTTCTTAATGAGGCGGATCCACGTAACCTATCGAAATCATATTCCCCGTATCTCGTGCTATCCCGGTACTGGATAAGCAAAGGCCTTAGCTGGTCATTGATCTCGTTTATTGTCGCCATCGCCTCCTCTACCTTCTCTATCCTTGATGATGATACAGATTGCTCCGTGATCTTATCAACCAGATTCTCGTAATAATCACCCTCCTCGGATCCCCACATATCCTTGGAGAAGCCAAGATGACCACCGGCTAGCAGGAACTCGAATGCTGCCTTACCGCCATCGGACCGCTCTATCCCACGCAGTATCTCCTTAAACTCGGCTGAAGCCTTACGACCCTCGTTGGTATTCCCGAACTCCTCGGCCCACGCCTCGTCCCATGCCTTGATCTCCTCGGACATCATCAACGCCTCGGACCCCGCTTCCTTTGGTGTCCCGTCGGAATACCACTCGCTCTTGGCTATAGCCCTATCACGAAGGATATCCAGATAAGATCTCCAAGCTATAGGGTCAGATTGGAAAGCGTCCCAATCGACCCTCTTGTTCTTAATAAACTTATCCATAGCCACATACCGGCTTCTACGGATACGGGTCATGAAATCGGACGTGGCTTGCGATACCCTACGACCCAGTCTTTCCTCGACCTTCTTATTAACTTTCTCGATCTTATCGTAATAAGCCTGCACCATAGGTTTCTCTTGGTTCTCATCCAACCACCTATTTATCGTATCCAGATACCGTTGCTGATCCTCGAACGTCATGTCCGAGATATCAAAATTCTGGATGGTAGGTTTGAATACATGATACACGGCCTTCGTAATAGGCTTATCCCCATCATATCCTACGATATCATCACGAGTCTTGACCTTAAGCCCCTTATCAGATAAAAGCATGTCGATAAGTTGCTTCTCGGTCTTACCCGTAACCTTTTTAAGATCATATATATCAATAATAGCTTTCGCCTGCTCTGTCCGATACAGTAAATCGTATTTGGCGAAATCACGGGACGAGTCAAGGTAATCAGAGTTCTTACCGTTTATCTTCTGTATAAGATCCTCATTATCCTTTATCCCCCATCCACGCTCTTTCATCATCTTAGTCATCTTATTGATATTAGCCACACCCTCAACATGAGCGTCGTTATAAGCCTTGGCAAGACGTTGCCCTAACATGCCTAAGATAGCGTTACCACTATGCTCCAGTGTGCCAAAGAATCGGGACATGACATTGATATCCTTATGGATGTTATTTATCAACTTCTTTATCCCATTCCAATATCTTTCCGGGATATTAAACATCCGAAGCTGTCCATCCAGCCAGTCCTCATTACGATCACTTCGAAGGGCGTTTATATCGGACATGGATGTCTCAGCCATACGTAATATATCATCCATATCCTCTACCATACCAACCTTATTGACGCCATAATAATCCGCCGCCTGATTATTGACGAATCCACGAAGATTCCTGATCAAAGGCACTATCTCCCCGTACACGTTATCGATAACCTGTATCGTCTCATAATCAAGTCCCTTGTCGCTCTTACGCAAGCTACTGGCAACAGTGACCAAATACTCCACCTCAGCCTTGGCGGTCGCTATGACACTCTTGGTGGATAGCAGGTTGTTGTTTTTATTAAGCTCACCACCGACTTGTCTCACCTTCTCGCCTATATCACGAAGAAGGGAGATACTCTCACCGATCCTCTGGCTTTGGCTTGACCTCATCCTCTGCAATCTAGTGTATAGCCTTTCCAATGACCTACCGTTCTTGATCAACTTATTAGCCACGTCAACGTCCGATAACGAATACATGAGATGATTGCTATCCTTTAGCAGAAGCACGTCAAAGGCGCTTGGATCATCAGCTAACGCCGACTCCTTTATCCTATCAAGTACCTTATTTAAATCCGATCTTTGGCTAGAGAAGAAATTACGTATAGCTCGTACCATCCTGCCAAACAAGGAGAGCTGGGCGTCCTCAGACGAGGCCAGATCCTCTACCGCCTGTTCCATGCCCGGCACGAACCGCTGGGCCAACGTCTTGCCTAGGATCTCCCGCTTCACCATCCGATCCAACTCCTCTCCTTGGTATTCCTTCCCATACACCTCATAGTAACGACCAGCGAACTGATTCCATAACGACGTACCAACAACAGAATCCAGCACCTCATCAATCTCCTGCTGGTTACGATAAGTATCGATCAAGAAATGAGCCACCTCCTCATTGAGATCCTCTACCGTAGCCCCCTCAGCCAAAGCGATAACCCCATTAGCCATGTCAGACAAGGCCCTAGCCGAAGGATCCACGCCATTACGCATCTTATACTTATCCATATACTCAGACATACCCATCACACGGATGCCTAACGTGGATAAGATATTGGTGATATCAGTCCTATTCTGGAGATCTTCCGCCTTCTCATTCTCGATAACCCCACGGACGTTACTCCCGTACAAAGCGTTATCCTCCATCATCAACGACAAGGCTAGCTCCATGAATCCATCATACTTATTATTAAGCTCCTCGAACTTACCTTGCCTTAACATACCCTTGATCTCCGGTCTGCTTACCGTAACCTTCTCCCCGGACGTAGTGATAAGATCAAGATCATTACTTACCTCCGTATCAAAACCTATAGAACCCAATACGTTCATTTCGGAGGACTGACTTCCAAATCTATTTCTAAGACTAGAGAAGGCATCCATAGCGTTATAGATCTTAAGACCATCAGAATTGCCGGCTCCAGTAAGATAATATCTATCCCCTAGCCTTATACGTTCCCCACTCAACATACCTTTCTTGATAAGGTAATTGACAAACCCTCCACGGGTGCTTATATTAGAGTCTGAGCTAATACCAAGGATCGGGATGAATGACTCGCTGTTATTAAGGGTTATGGAGGAAGAGCCAAAGGAGATGTCAGCCGTACCGGACGGGACGTCGCTCTCCTCGACACTGCCGGCCAAGAACCCGGCCTCGACCCGCCCACCGGACGATCCTTTTATGGCGTTGGCGTAAGATTCGTGTATCTTTCCGTCATCCGATCTAAAGAACAGGCGAGGCTCACCGGAATCATATACCAATCTTGAAGATGGAGGAGTATAATTCTCAATATTATTTAACGGCAAGACATTGCCAGAAAATATGATCTCCCCGTCTATACTCCCGCCTTTCACCCTAATATTAGGTCGTTGCCCGGTAAAAGCGCTTTCCACGGCCTTCCATAACATACGAGCTGTCTCCTTAATATCTATATTCTCCCTGATAGCCCTTATATCATCCCATGACGCCTCTTTCAGTATCGTATCGCCAATATTATCCTCGTTTATGGAATCCAGATCCACCTCCTGTACCGTGGACGTATCTACCACAGCCATATCATTGACATCACCTACCTCTCCGGAGGTAAGATAAGCCACGACATTGTCGCTATTCCCAAGGCTTCTGGCCAACGCCGGGGCATCCATATCGCTTATGGCGGACAAGACCTTGGCTGACATAAGTTGCCCCCACTCGCTGGCGCTAAGTCTGGCGCTTATGGATCTGGCCGCCTCCTTATTCCTTGGCACGGATCTCGTCCAGTCTCCGAACTTAGACCTGAACTTATCGTTATAAATAGTCATATAAGCTTCAGCGGCCTTATTAAGGTCACTTACGGCGGCTATGCCCGCTATCTTATCGAATAAGGTAGATACCTCTCCGGAAGGGGTCAAGACACGGGTTATCTTACCCTTACTATTTCTTTTAATTACGCAACTTGACATAACTTCATGTTTTTGACAAAGATAAACAAAAAGCCCCCACAAATAAGCGGAGGCTGATATTCTTATATTTCACAAATGAATCTATATCTATTCTGTACTATTACTATAGAGAAAATCATAAGCACAACCACAAGCGAAACCAGCTATATACGCTGCGTGCTCATCCTCTCCAACCTTAAATCCAAGCGACATATTACAAAACTGACATACACTCATGGCTACATGAAATGACTCATGGCAGGTATTTTTTATCGTTATATCATCATCGCTCGAAAAGTTCCAAAGTATAGCGAATCGACCATCATCATCCCTATCCTTTACCAAATTCACAAAAGACGCTTCCTTGTCCATATCCTCCTTATTTCCCCATTCCCCATTATGCTCAGGTTCCATATTCTCGAAACGATCACACAACGTCTTATAATCTAATCCAACCGTGATAATCAAATCCAACGGATATATCACGAAATCAAATTTCTTTTCTCTCATAATCCCCTTAATTTTTCTATAACCTCAAAACACATCTTACACTCAACTCTACGATACAACTGCCTTACGCCATCTACCGTAACCCAATAACGATCACCATCACGGTGCAGGAACTCACTCATAACCTTGGTATCAGCCACATCATGTAAATCGTATGAACTGAAACATAACTTACATATATCGTCAAGATCAAAATAAGTAACCTTATTATACGACATACAACGGATTTGTCTTCCATCAGGAATCTGAACATCGAAAACATTTATCTTCTCCATATTAAAAAATAGAGGGATACCGATCCCATCACAGACCGGTATCCCTTTATAATAAATTAGCGACGAAAAGCATGGTGATGGACATGCGCCACAAATGTAATTACAAAATTCGTAAAAACAAAATATCAAGGACAATCACCTGTGCATTCGCACGGAGCATCGCTTTTCAAAACCCCATACACCCGATTGTCGCTAGTCAGCCATCGTTTGCCGTCACTCGTAATATAAGCCTGCCGGCATCCCTCCTGATTCACCGTGAGCGTCTTCTTAATACCTCTTGGAGTTGTTATCTCCAGCTCAAGAGTCCGATCAAGACCTTTATTCATCACCGAGCCAAAGGAAACCGCCGCGTCCCCACTCCCGGCTCCCGGACTGACGGTAAGAGACTGGTCCGTTACCTCGCCTACCCCGTCCTTCCAATTAATATTCAAATCATTAGCCATAGTTGTATTATTTTTGTTCTATTGCAAAGATAGCAAAACAAATAAACCCCAACCGACTTTAGTCGATCGGGGTCTGAGTAAGCGAAAAGAAACTGATTATCGTCCCATCATTCTCGATACGGTTCTAGCCGCAGCTTGCGACCATGTCCAGCTGTCATTAGATGTTACGTTAACCGTCTGTTGAGTACCATTTACATCCAAGCTAATAGTATCCTTGTCAAGCTCGATAGTAGAGTTTCCAGCGGCTTGCGTTACCGTCACGTTGGCTGCCTGGCCACCAGCGGCAGTTACCTTCAATGTGGCTGTCAGTTCCTCGATCGAGACGTTGGCCTGTACGTTCGAGATCGTGATGCTCCAAACGAACTCGCCAGCGGCTCCGGGATCGTCGGCGATAACCGCTCCGTTAGCCGTAGTCTTTCCAGCCGCCGTGTAGTTAGCCGGGAGCAGTAACCTAAGCCCGTTCTCCTTAGCCGGCGCGACCGCGAACGTAAGCTTAGTACTGTTAGACCTACCGGTGATGGTAACATTACCGCCTGTCTTTTGTACGGAAGCGTTAGGGCTGTCTGATCTTACCACCTCAGCAGCCGCTGCCTGATTAACTACCAACGCCTTCTTAGCCCCGCCGTTCGTGGTGACCGCAAGGTTGATAGTGCGTTGAAGACGACCGGTGTGTTTCTCACCGGAGAAATTAACCGCCTGATCTCCTGATCCTGATACCGGGTCGACGGTTACGAAACCAAATTTTTGTGATGCCATATTCAAATGATTTAAAAAATGTCTTTTTATTATGCCAAAAATAATCTATATTTAATTACACGTCAAATATAGGGGGGGGGTAGATACGACTAGCCCTGTACAACCTCAACATACAACCCTACTAAGTCCTTTAAATTATGACTAAGAGGAGTTCCACTATCCCTTGTGCATTTATACACGTCAGCGTTCTGAATGTAATATTTATCCTTAAATATCTCCATAGGAGGGAAATAAGGGATAGGATCACCTATAGTCCCGACATGCTCCTTGTCAACAACCTTATATAAGGAGGCCGTACTGAGTCCAGGCTCCCATTCTGACGATAACGTATGAGGCTGGATAACCTCGTAAAGGATATCCGTATCCTCCTTAACTACCCTAAGACAAAATCCGGTATCCACGGATAGCCCGAACTCCGCTCCTTCTTGTCCCCATATAGGAAATAGGACCTTAACATCCAATTTCTCGTTGGATGATAAGGATAAAGATTTGTCATTAACCAACATCCTAGAAAACTCGACAGCTACTTTTTGAGGATCGAGAGCATCCTTCTCCTTCGCCTGTTGCTGGATGTACGCCGTGGTAACACTTACCTTATCAGGATAGCCGGACTGAACATCGACAGCTCTCACCTGTTCTACGGTAGTGGCTATACTGATCTGCTTTTGCTTGTCCCCTAACGCCGTTGTCAGATCGTTATCGTACTTATCCATCATCCCGATCAAGATCTTGCCTTCCGTCATATCGAACTCCAGACCCATAATCGTTATCTTACCGACTATAGCCCCATCAGCCAAAGCGTTACGCCTATCATATTCAGGGATATAGATATTTTGGTCATCCAAGAAAAACTCATGAAGATTCTCATTCTCATAAGTCCTGATCTCCTCATACTTAGCCGATTTCTCCTCATTAAGAAGCCTTGAGTCATCCAATTTAGCCTCGATAATCTCCTTAACCGTAGCTTTAGGATTAGCCTCCTTGAACGCCAATTGCTCCTCCCCAAGCTCTATCCATGGGGCGGGATTCCCGTTAATGTAATCATCATAACTATAGCCCTTGGCGTAATTATCATCAAGCGGATCGTCCTGAACTAATTGATTGGGATATATTTCCCTGTTTATATATACGTAGCTCATGTCTTATATCATTAATCTTGTTCTTTAACGGCGATGCTATACTTACCTGAAGCGTAACACCAGATATTTATCTCGAAAGGCTTGTTAGCCGTAGTGGTGATAGAAGTTCCGCTCATGCTGACATAATCCCCGGAGTTGGGTATCGCTTGGGTGAAAGCCGCTGAGGGAACGCACCTGATCATCAGCTCCTCCCCTATCTGCATCCCTGACTGCACGGATAGGGTGGTAGCGGCTGATAACGTAGCCGTGATACTTCTCTTGCTAATAGGCAGGTTAGCTAATGTCGTGACCGTATTAACTCCTATAAGCCTGTTCATGGTCTTCTTATCGGCGGCCGCCATCAAACCGTTAGTAGACTCATTGGCCACGGCATATGTCGTGTTAGGAGGCGTAGCCCACGTACCATCCCCACGCATGAAATTGGCGGTACTACCATTAAGCTGTCTCAATAAGCCGTTGGCGGTAGTGGAGGCCAACCCGTACGTTGTGTTGGTAGGCACGACCCATGTTCCATCGCCACGGAGGAAGGATGTCTGTTTGCCCGCAGCGGGAGCCGGGACCAATCCCGCAGCACCAGCCTCTGAAGCGGTAGCTGCCTTCATATTGGCGTAAGTGGTATTAGTGTCTTTATAATAAGGGACACCACTGATAATAGGACAGGCGGTATAGCCAGAAGCGCTAGTTACCGTACTCCCGTTCTTTACCAGACCTGTGGACCCATTAGCTCCTACGACACTATACGTCGTATTAGTGTCTGTCCAAGGCACGTTAACGAACATCTTTCCGCTACCATCCAGCTCTACCGGATAATTCTTACCATTCTCCGCATATCCGATCATTACCAGCCCAAGAGTCGATGTATTGGCCTTGGCGTATGTGGTATTAGTAGGGACAACCCACGTGCCATCACCACGTAAAAAAGAGGCTTGTTTACCTGCGGCTGGGGCAGGGACCAAGCCGGCCTTTCCCGCAGCGGAGGAAGTAGCCGCCCCCATATTGGAATATGTGGTGTTAGTATCTGTCCACGGGACGTTCACGTACATCTTACCGCTACCGTCAAGAGCAACGGGATAGTTCTTGCCATTGGCAGAGTATCCAATCTTAACAAGACCTAGATTATCGCTCGTGGCTTGAGCATAAGTCGTGTTATTATCAGTCCAAGGGACATTCACATACATCTTCCCATTAGAGTCCAAGGATACGGCGTAGTTCTTCCCACTAGAGGAATAACCGATCTTAACCAATCCTAAAGTATCAGCCGTGGCCTGATTATAGGTCGTATTATTATCTGTCCATGGGACATTAACAAAAGCGTTACCAGAAGCGTCAACCTGTAACTTATAGTTCTTGCCAGAAGTCGTGTATCCTACCTTTACGCCACCTAAGGTGGAGGCCGCCGCCGTAGGTGGAGCGAAGGTGCTAGGTTTGTCGGTCACCCCAGACCATGGGACAGAGGAAGCGGAGCTAGCCGTATATGGCTCATACCCATCCTCACTGTTCAATTTAGACTCGTCTTTTATCAAATACATCTTACCAGTAGACGTGACCTTTACCGTATCACCGCTTTGGACGGTAGCGGTAGTAAGCTTGAATCTGGCCGTATCATCAGTTACCACGATCAATCTCTCTAAGGCCGCCTTAGGCAACCTATCTATATCGATAGTACCGGACGTGATCTTAGAGGCGTCGAAGTTCGCCAATGTCGTGGAGATAGTAATATTACTCCCGAAGTCGGAGGATACGCTACCGGTCACGGCACCGGACAGCGCTATAGTCCTAGCCGCCTGTAATTTCGTGGCGGTAGGGGCGTTATCCGTCTTAAGAGCATATTTGGAAAGATCAATATCATTAGCCTTATCCAAAAGCTGCTCTATCTGCTCGCCATTGTATTTACCTTGAAAATCTGCCATATCATAATTATTTTTGCTCAAATATAACTATATACATAAACACCAAGAAATCGAGGGGGGGGGGTAGATGCGGGCAGGTGTTAAAAGCTACCGTCCCCATGCAGGAACCCGGTACGGAATATAATAGCCTTGTCTTTCAGCTTCTGGACAGACCCCCATTCCCATTCACCCTCACAAGGCTTAATGACATACTTATTCCCCCATGTCTTAAATCTCCTCTCTATAACGAACATCTCCGAGTCTTTCAAGACATGGAAGATACTCCCTACAGGGAAGTACTTATCCGTCCTTAATATAACACGATGATGCTTCTCGTCATATTCAGGATCACCCACGATATGTGCTTTATAAAACTGGAAATCGTTTAACGTTTGATCCACAGGCTCTATCCAGTAATACCCCTTACCCATTGCTGTTTGCGATTTAATAATTATATTTGCAAAAAGTAGTAACTCATAAGGTTTTTAGGTAATTTTCAACCAAGGGGAAAGGGTGTCCGTGAGGATATCCTTTTTTCATTCCCGCCCGCCCTACCTATGAACAAAAGATCTACCTCGAACAAATGTAATCATAATAAAGTTACGGGCAAAAAGAAACCCCATCGGTATTCTATCGCCGACAGGGTTCTTCCAACGTTGTATCAAATCATATCATCTCACTCCATTTGATTGTGTCACCGACGAAGCACCGCACCGCCAGATACCTTACGAACGCCGTCCCTTCCGGGGCGTCAGGGTCTTCCAGATAAGCCAAGACAGCCTTGACTATTTTCTGGTCGCAGTCCAATACCTTAGGAAAGTAGTCGCTATAGAACATAGCGAACAGATATTGGATATCTCCCCAAGTGGCGTTATCAGGTTTCTTGGCCCCGCATTTATCGAACATCTGCTTAGCATCCTCCATCGTCCATCTTCTCTTGGATCCGTCGGCGTTAAGCATCTTATCAGCGGCCTCCCTAGCCAACTCCTTGGAAAAGTGATATCCATGGGTGTCTATATACCGCTTATAATCCGGGTCGTCAGCGTCCGCTCCTCAGTAGTAACGACTCCTACGTCCCCTGCGCATATACGGTTCGGTACCTTCGTACTCGTCACGGATGCCACGCTCACCGAACCATCCCCTGCGATACATCTCGTCCTCACGTTCATGGAGTCTCTCGCGTTTCTCAAGCTCACGCTCGTCACGTTCCAGCTCCCTCTCGCGTCTTTCAAGATCACGCTCACGGCGTTCTAGCTCATCCATTCTGCCGTCATGCTCCTTGCCATAGTGGTCGTATATTCCACCACCATAACCCATGTAAGTCCCATCCGAACGTCTGCTACGTCCACGGCCGCCTCTGCGATCATAGATCTCATCATCATATTCCTCTTGGCCGTTGCCTAAATCTATAACTCTCATATTAACCTAATTTTTTAATTAACAACTCTTTTAGCTCATCGAAAGAGGATCCCATCCTATCGACTTTCTCCTCAAGATTCTTAATCTTTCGGTCTTGATCCTTAGTCTGCTTAAAAGCCGGATTGATTTCCTCAAGGATCGAATCACAAGCCTCTAGCGTTCTCCTATGCTTATCGATACTATCGAGAATATCGGAGCTAGTTCTCTTAGCGGCGTTAAGCTGGTTCATGATCGGATCGACCGAGCAGGCCAAAGTTATGTTATTGGACATAGCGACATCCCTACCCTCCGGAACGACGTAGGTCATGGAGGATCCGTTTATCTCCACGGTAAGGTCTATCACCCTATCCTGTAGTTGCTGATATTGCCCCATCTGACCCATCTGGGGTTGCTGGAACCTAGGCTCGGACACGTTAACCACATTCCCCATCCTGAACACCGGAACATCGGACGTATCCAGCGTATATACTTGAAATCCTTTCTTTAAGTCTCTAAACATATCTCGATTTTTAAGCGGGAGGGAATACCCTCCCATTAGACATCCAATCTAACCTATTCCTCACCAACAGTCGTCTCCGACGCCGAGGCGGAAGTTGTAGGCACACAGCAATCCATGAGCCTCAATACACCCCTTACCTTGTTGAAATAAACAAGGCGTTCGGTGTTGTTAACCATAGCCGCTCCGGTCACAGCCACGTTGATCGGATTCACCACAGCCACGCCGGTTACCGGGCAGCATGTGTCATCACCTACCGTGGATACGGTGCTGTTCGCTGGAATAGCTATCTGTACTGGCAATGTCTCGCCTGTTGTCGGAACCACCTGCCGGATTTTCAGCAGCAGAAGGCCCTCGCATGGCAAGGACAGCCATATCCTTGGGTTGATGCCGAAGATGGTGTTGGTAGTAGTCACTACCACGTTCTTCGTGACCAACTCATAAAGAGACCCTATTTTAGAAACACAAGCCATAATAGCCTCCTTCCTTTATAGAGTTAAATAGCGGCGTTTCCGTTGTTGCAGCATCCATTGTTGCACCCACATCCGTAATTACCTCCATAAAATGCTTGACCCCATCCATAAGTCTGGTAAGGAGAGCATGAAGGATAAGCCGGCACAGGGGTAGGTCTCAACTGGTTGATCAAATTCTGAGTCTGTTGCTGAGTCAACGCGGAGGCTTGGTAAGCCGACCTTTCATCACGCAACTGATTGATCGTATTCTGCATCTCACGCATTTCCAATTGACAGAATTTATCATTAATCAAGGTTGTTTGAGCATCAATCTTAGCGCTCAAGATATTGAACTGCGTAGTAGCCTGCTCACGATTGTTTGTCAATCCTTGGTTGATGTTACTCTGAAGAACATTGGTTTGCTCTAACGTCCGTAATTGATTGTCAAAGCCTTGCTGCGTTATCATATTTTGAGTAGCGCACGTGCTTTGGTTGATCAAAGAACTCAAATTGCAGCAGCAGGAGCTAATCTGGTTACCGATCTCACATCCTTGTTGCTGTACGGCGTTAATAACAGCCTGAGAAGTCATACCTACCTGACCAGCTACCTTATCGATAGCGCCTTGCACGTTACAGATAGCGCTTTGCAATTGAGTAGTAGTACAGTTCAAGGCGTTAGCGATCTGCTCGATAGCGCTTCTGTTACCTTGGATAGCCTGCATCAATAGCTCACGGCCATAGTCGTTGTTCAATTGAGCCGGAAGACCGTTAGCGCAACAATCATTTCCATTACCACCAAAACCATTCCCGAAACCACGTCCGCCCCATAACCAGAATAGGACGATGATCCACAACCACCAGCCGTTAGACCAGCGACTAAATTCGGATCCATCTTATTACCACCCAAAAGGCTGGTAAACATACCCGGAATCATAGATAATAAACCATTAGCGGCGCTACCGCTCCCGGAACCCATGCCGTCTAACAGCACGATTTTGTCTCCACTTGTACCCATGTCTATTTATTTTTGAATTAATAATAACCCCACCTGATAGTGGGCGTTACAAAGTTCAAAAATTAATAATCCTAGGATCGTGATATATGTCATCATCAAAGCACGTCATGTCATGCAATTGGTATTAATAAGAACCGGTACAAGACAAAAAATCCGGAACGTATCACTACGGCCCGGATTCATGCAAATCTATAAATTCAATGTTTCAATGCTCGAAAGAAAACGTCTCACGACGTCAAAGAGAGATTAACTACACGAAAAATCTCGCATCAACTTATTTGTATTAGCAGTGTATTCATTAACTATCTTACTGGATGAGGGATCATCCTCTATCCTTGATAGACGGTTATCGTCACTCCTTACCGTAACGTCACCCATCCTTCGTACCATGTTTTCTTGATATGATGATGGATCGGAGTATATAAGATCATCAACGAACCTGTATATTGATCCATCAACCGTCTCTCCTACCTTCTCATATAGGCCAGATTGGAAAGACACGAAATCGTCGTACCTCCCACGAGCCAAGAACGAGCCGTCCGGCCTCTCCTCGACACCGCCGTTGACCTCCCGGAGCAGGCCCGGATTCCTTTGGTACAGATACCTGTAAAACCCGACATCCATCATCCTATCCTGTCTATCCAGATAGAAAAGATCCCTCATGCTGCTGTCGCTGGACTCGATAGCCACATCAAACAACAGATCTCTTACCTGACCATCCGGCAACGACATCTCCATGCTTTTTAACGTACCTCTGTCATGGTGGTTCAAAGATACGTTATAAAATCCATTAAAATCAAGGAAGCGCAAGACATTATTATATAAATCCGATTTTTTTAACCTTTCCTTGATCTGGATCTTCCTCAACGATGTACAGGATTTGATAAAATCCCGATCCTTTCCCTGCCTAGCCTCGTATCTCCTGAACTCCCGATCAATATCGACATCATCCATCTTAGGGGTTACGGGATGCTGGTATATCAATCTGGTAAGGATCATGTTCTCAGTATTCGAGGATGAGATGTTGGACATAACTAGCTTCTTTATGTTATCCTTGATCACGTCAATATCGGAACGGGAAGCCCCGGCGGGAACCACGCCAGCCGGCAAGTACGAGGCCCGCTCTATCCCGATATCGGTCAACATCTCATAGGCCTGATCGGTGTCGGTTATCGGGGCTGTGTTATGGTACGTATTCCTACCCATATACAACATGCTCCTATCATACATATCGGAAGGGGATGTATTCCCGGACCTTACATACACCATCCTATCACCGGTAAGGTTAGTATCCTGAACCTCGTATATCGGATTCCCTTTTCCTGTTATCCTATCAAGATCGGAGATAAAGCTATCGTATACCGAATTGCCAGCCTGTATGGAAGATAACATGACATCCAGCGACGCCATAAGATCACGGATATCCTCCGGTCTGGATATAACCATCTCATCGCTGATCGCCTCGCTTATATCCACGCCCATGTCGGCAAGATCCATAGCTATATCATACAGACGTCCGGAAACGTCCTTGATGTCCTTAAAATCATCCATATCGATTATCTCCCCAACCTTATCCCTTAGACCCTTCATATCCTTAGGCATACTGATATACGGTGTGGTACTATTGAAGTACGAGTCGGTAATCGTATTTCCGTCCTGACTCCGAACCTCCATACGGGTCATATTACGATACGTGTCATACATCCGATCTGCGTAATCCTGATCCTCCTGATACCAGAGTGCCAAGGAAGGGTATGGGATGGAGGCGAAAGCCTGATCGAACTCCCGGCGGTCGCTGATACCGCCTACCGCCCTCATGATCGTATCCCTTACCTCTATTGGATTCAAGCCCCTTCTCTTTCCTAACGAGTCATATGTATCCTCATATATCATATAATCATCACCAAGACCTGACTCGGAGGACAGGAAATACATATCCTTCTCATTAAGATTCCCCTCAGACATAAAATCGACAATCCTCCTCATCATATCCCTTACCCGCTCATACTCCGATCGGTTAGTCATGATATTATCAATCTCATCAGCGTCATACATCCCAGATCGCTCAAGATTGTACCTATTGAGGAATATATCACCGCCGGAAAGGAAGTTAGATACGATCATATCATTAAGATCATTGATATTATCAACACCCAAGGAAGTAAGAGTATTATTAATATCCTTAACCTCATCAGCCATGAAATTGCCGGCGAAATAGTTCTTCCGCTTGATAAAGGACATGACATCATCATACCTAGGTTCCCCATTACTATCCAGATCATATTCTGATGGCATGGACATCCAGTCGCCAAAGAAGGACACGAAGTCGGGGGAGTAGGCCGTACCCCAGACCGATAAGGCCTGCTTCTGGTCGCCCAGTACCTCCATTGCCCTTTGGTATAACCCTGATGGTTGGTTGTTAGGGGCAAGGACATTATCTACCCTACCCTCCTTATTTTTTATAACATAACAAGATCTTCCCATTGCTAAATCGTTTTGTTACAAAGATAAACAAAATCCCGCCTACTCTCACGAGCGGACGGGAGCCAAATAACAATAATGTAACAAACCTTATGTTTCTCCGAAAAGTACAAATATTTTTGCCGATCCTCACGAACAGGCAAAAACTAAATCCTAAATAACAAAAAAAATGGAATTTATCGTTTAGCGAAAATATCCTTATCTGATTAACATATTGATTGTGAATAGGGGTGGATTCGTATACCCTCCCCTATCTCCTAACAATCTCAACCTGCTACAATAGAAATCAATCCATGACTGACATATTCCAATTTCTTATAAGATATATCTTTCTTATTTTCTCCGTTGATATCACGGATATTAAAAATTCCACGAAGCCTTCTTGCGTAAATAAAGCGTTCTTTACCTTGAAACATCACCTTATCAAACAATCTAAATCCGAAAACCTTAAAAGGAGATTGATTCATCCTTTTATTGCCTCCTTTAGGTGCTTTCATCTTATGAATTTGTCTGTTATGACGACGAACTAATTTCCGTTTGTAATAATATCCAAGTCTCTCGGAGTCAAAATTCCTTGAAATCACAAAAGCGTCGGATACATGGGATTTTTCAATCCCGTGATTTATACGATTATATTTTGTTATGTATCCGAAAGTCATTTTTACGTTTGGATACAAAGATTTTAACTCATCGTATAACTCCCATTTCATGATACTCATAACCGCAGCGTCACGAAGCGACTCACCTCTGTTTACTTTCAATTTGATATTTCCTTTATGAAACTCCTTATGGCAAGTCTTACACAATGTTATCAAATTAGAAGGTGAATCTCCTCCAGTCTTGCGTGACTCAATATGATGGACATTAAGGACAGGATCTTTTGATTTTCCTTTACAATGTTGGCATTTATGCTCATCCCTTGCCAAGACATACTCCCTTACATTCCAAAATCCTAATTGTTCACCTTCCTGATACTCTTTACCTGATATCTCTGGATTCTTGATCTTTTGAGTATCAAATTGGGCAACCTCAATAATCAGTTTTGAGACAGGTAGTATAGAATATACAAAACCGATAATCCTAATATGAGGATCAATCTTCTGCCGGATTGATGGAGCGATCCATCCTCTCTTCTTTGATTTAATCCTATTCATGAATCTTGGCTTTCTATATCTCAATCTGTACCTTCTAATCTTCCTCAATTCCCTTCTTGTTGATAGAAGATCAACAACATCACTTCTTAGAATAACTTCACTTGCGTAAAGTTCCTTGCTTTTTGTTGTAGCTGATAAACCGACATGTTTTGTACCTGTGTCAACGCCTAACGTAATCTCTTGCTTATAACCGGTTGTATCATACAAAAGCCTGATTGTAAAAGGACAAAGATTTACCACGGTTGCTTTCTTTGATTTAAGCAATCTTCTAACCTTACCATGCCTCGTTATTGGCATTAAGGGTCTACCATATATATCCTGTACATAAACCATCTACAATAAATAATTTAATAAAATGTTTATTCAACATAAGTCAGGGTAAAAACCCTGTTAGTACCCATCGCCAATGTTATTGAAGGTTTTATATAGGCAACACTGGAACCCAAATACAATCCCTGTTTAATCACCTACCTTAGAGCTACGGACTTGGATAAACATCCGTAGGTAACTATATATTCTTCAATAACGTAGTCTTTATTTCAAGACTTAGGCTAATATCCGGCCAGTAAACTGGATATATAAAACTCAAACATTGTTTAACGTTTTATATATTATTGCAGATATTACTCCACCAATGACTCTCATTTATCTTCTCTCACCATACAAAGCGATTATATCTGGTCTCTATCATCTCCACCACCTTCTTGATATCAGATAAAGTTAATTTCTTTATCTCCATATTCCTACTATCCATCCTGACGAAAGAGTCCTTGAACTCCTGCTCGGTTATGGCGTCCAACCTAAATAGATTGTATTTTATAAGTAACTGGGTTACGTCAAATATCAGGATGTTAAGATCAATATCACCCTTCAACTCATTAAGAAGATCACGCATCATGAACTTGATAGCATCAGTATCAAGCTCCAGCTTCTCGGCTTCCCTCATCAACTTCTTAATGATGCCATTGTACTCGATTATGATATTAGCATTATCATCATCAGTAGGCAGAAGAATATCCATCGTACATTCTATACCTATCTTATCACTAAGTCTTTTATTGAACTCCGTCATATAATCGAAAGCCTGACTTCTGCTTAAAGCGTATGTATGGTCAAGCAACTGCCTTTGTCTGTTATTGACAAAATAATGACTGGTATATAACATCATCAAGACCTTCACTCGCTGGATGCGTAAGTCTTGCATAATTTTCCGGTGTAAAAAAGCATCTAATTGCATAATATAAAGAGTCCCCACCGGGGCCATCACACACCCGACAGGGACCAACTTTTAAATATCTTACTCGTCAGGTGATGGGCTGACGCCGCGAAGATAAGTCAAGATATTTAATTTAGCAAGGATTTTCCGCCTCATTTTCTCCGGATACTACGTTACCGTCGGAAACCAACGACTTGTCCTCGGCAGCCTTCGCAGGCGAGGCGGATCCCGATTGGAGGTCAGACGGGCTGCCGAACGGGGTCTCCGTATCCTCGAAGAACGTCTCATCCCTCCTAATACTCATCCTGAACTTAGGGGCTATGAAAGGGTCGTTATTAAGATCGATGTTGATCGTAACGTCATTCATCAAAATATCCTCCTTGGTCCTAGAATCGCCTATCCATCCTCTTACGTCAGCGGTCATAGGCATCTTACTAGCCGCTTCCTTGACAGCCTCTAGCCGTTTCTTGATAACATCCACGTCTCCCGTCAACGGAATCATATATGTCTTGTTATCCAGCCCGGATCTGGCTATAGCGTTATTAAGATCCATTATATCATCAATACTTACTCCACCACCTAGACCCTCTATAATTCTGTCAGCCATTGATCCGATCATGGAAGAGAATGACGATATATCCTGATTTTTCAACCTTACGGGATATAGATAATTTCTTCCGTTCCCTGTTTTTATAGCCACGACCGGGATACGTGAATTTTTATAATCACCATACTTATCCCTGACGATAGCCGTACAGAACGGGAATATATTATACTTAATATCATCCCTCATCGTAACCTCCCCGTTCTCTATATATCCTACACTCTCGACCTTACCAACCGTCTCGTTGGTAAAGTCATTCTCGGATACCATCAACGTCCCATTATCATCACTTACGCTAAAATTAGGTCTTCCCGGCAAAACACTGGTGACTGTGCCTACGAACGGTATATCAATCTCGCCAGCGACAGATCCTACATTATCCCTATACAACTCAAAGGCCATACTCCTTAAATCAGCGTTACTCCCTTTTGAGTCTGGATCATTGGCTTTTAGCACCGAGACAAAATTACCGTCACCATCCACGATCTTAATAACCATATTATTAACCAAATCACTACGGGCAGACTTGGTCTCGTCAGAATTAGGATCAACGGCATAAAGGCTATTGTATTTATCATACAATTCCTTGGTATAAGGATCTAACATATCTACCTTGAACCTCACGATATCGTTCTTACGAAGACCAGCCGCAGCTTCTTGATTTATCGACTCATTATTAGAGCCAAAGGCATCTCCTGTATAATAAGGAACAACAGATCCATCCTGCCCCTTGCGATACACCATGAACCAGTTGGAGGTCGATAAGGCGGTCTGCCGCCCCAGTATGACACCGGTAGCGTTCTCAAAAGCCTGAGCGTCATCCTCGCTTATCATCCATCTTGAGTGGTTATTCGACTCTATAACAGTAAATATGTCGGTTCCGTTGGTGAAATCCATCACCCTTCCATTATCAGTATCAGTGGCATCAGATCTTTTAAGCCCAAGACTGTCCATAAACCTGTCAAGTCTCATTCCGCCAACTTCATAATACATAACCCCACCGATCTCTCTCTTCTGGGCCATCAACACCACCGGATTCTGGGCGGCGTTGACCTCCGTCCTGCCGGTGGATGTCCCGGGTTCGCTCTCCGTGAGAACATCACCCATAGGTATAGACTTATCGTAATCCTTGACAACCATACTTCCATTATTATACAGCCTCATCCATTCCACGAATTGAAGAAGAGGATCATCAGAATAATTATTGATAATATCAATAGCCTCATTAAGTTTATCCTGATCAACTTCATTCCCGTTGTCAATATCATTCATAAGATCATTGTAAGTCTGTATAGCCCCCTTAACCTGATCCTGATCAAGACCATTAATGTTTATATCTATGATATCATCAATAGTATCTCTGATGTTATTTAATACGTTATCGTTGGTATTTAACCTATCTATCATTGACCTAATCTTATTAAGCCTAGCTATAGGATTATCGCCAAACCCATTTACAAGATCATTGATACGATCCTTATTATTATCATATATCTGCCTCTCCCTAGGAGATAAGATATCCTCATTACCGTTCCATATCTTTATAGCTATATTATTGATTCTATCATCAGAAGGATTTATGATATCCTCATTATCAGGTACATTCTCAACGATACCGCCATCATCAGCCTTGATGTCATTCTCCATAGATCTGGCGATCATATGATTATAGGTCTTGAACATAAATGCCTCGTCCTCTCCTATAAGATCATCTTGATAAGCCTTATCTATGGCCTGATCATTGGCATAAAGGGAATTAGCATCAGGATCATCGGTATTCCTGAAATCATACTTGCTGTCATCCTCCTCATAAGTCTTCCCCCATGCGTTCGATAATATCTTCATGAACCCGCGCTCCTGCGCCCGGATGAATCTTCTGTCACGCATACGACGAAGTGACTCGTTTATATTCTTATAAGCCACAAGATTATGACGATACTCGCTAAGCAACGCCATAGCCTCCTTATGATTATCAACCCCACGGATAGATACGGCATTCTCAAAACCGACTATAGTCTCATAAGCTGCCATAAGATCGGCGGCGCTGATCCTTGATTCATCCTTATTTAAGAACAACTTGGATATATCCACCTCTGAGTTAACTAACGTAGCTAATCTCCTTTCCAAAGCAATCCTATCCTCCGTCAATTTAAGAAGTCTATCATTCTCCTTGGCTAACTTGACCTTATCAGACTCAAGAGCTTCCTTAGATGTGATACTCTGCTGAAGCTTCAAAACATTCTTCTCCATCTTCTGTATATCATCCGTAAGCTTCCTGAGTTTCTCAAGATCCCTACTCGAATCAGGATTAAGACGAGAATATATATCTAAAGCAGGTCCTATATCCGTATTGTATATCCTTCCTAACTGATTAGCGATATCATCCAAATTATCCTTAGCCTCAAGACCGTTATAAGCCATGTTGGAGATATAGGTGTTAAATGATCTATTGGATATACCATCGGTAAGGGAGTCGGCAAATCTGCTGGCCATAGTAAAATTATCAACCTTCTTATTGAACTCACTGATAAGATTGGACTTATACTCATTTACCTGCTCATCTGTCATATTCATATCGGAGGCTATATCGCTATTAGGTATAGACTCGATGACTGTCTTGAAATTCTCCTTAGTATCATCTAACATCCCCATTTCCTGATCATAACGAAGACGGTTGAATACGGCATCACTAAAAGTCTTATCTACGATTCTAGAATTAGGTATATCGTCAGCGTTATTATCCGTACTTAAGCCTGATAATTGAGCGTTAAGAGCCATACTGCCACGAATAGCACGGATAGCGGCGGTAGTCAAGGCGCCGGCATTGGTGTTGTAGACCTCCACCATCCCCTTGTTCCGGGACATGTCTTGACTCCATTCCTTTATACCACCAATAGTTTTTACTCCCATAAACGATCCGATAATCATACCGATGCCGATCTCCTTCCAGCCCTCATTAGATCCATAGGTCTCCTTAAACCCGTTCTTTATAGCTTCCATATAACCTATATTCTGGCGAATAGCCATGGGATTGTATCTTGATTCCACCCAATCCTCCGCGGACTTGCTGGACACACCTTGAAGACCTTCCTCGAACAAACCCTCAGATACCGGTCGCTTAATGATATTAAACGTATTACCAGCTATTTTCTGCCATTTCTTTGGTGTTATAGCCCTTAGTGCACCGTTATCCATTCTCTCGGCTCCTACGCCAAATATATTGCGTTTTATGAACTTATCCACGCCCAGATCCATGCCAAACATATCACCGAACATAGCTATGTTGGATAATGACAATATGCCGACGTTTGCGGCGAATACGGCGTTAGCGGCATTGGCATTGTCAGCCCTGAACCTCATAAGCTCCTCATACGGGACTTCCCTCCCGTAAGCGTTACGATAAGATTGCCTGAAATTCTCCTCGGCCTCCATCAACATACTTCTGGCTTCCACTGAAGCTTCCCATGAGGTAGACGTACCAAGAAATAGGGCGGCATCCAGCCCCTTGCCTACCCTCTGCCCTATACGGGCGGCCCTAAGGTAAGCTCCGAATGCTTTCTTGGTGTCCGAAGCGGCCTTGCCTATCCTAGCTAAAGCCACCCCAGCCCTAGCTCCGGTACGAGCAAGGTTCATCAGACCGGCCCCGGAATATACGGCGGATGATAACATGGCGCCAGCGGTAAAAGCCAGACCCGACAGAAAGTCATTAGACCAGAAGTTAGCCGTAGTCATACTTTGAAGAAAGTTCATGTCCCGCTCCTCTCGATTATAATAATGAGCTAGACCATAATCCATCTTCTTATCCTGATCATCTAACCATCTAGTGAAATCATTATCAAAAACAGCATTGAAATTACCTTTGGATACTCCGGCATAAATACCATAAAAAGGCTGGATAACGCCTCCTAATCCGTACAAGGCGGTTTTTCCGGCAAGCTTACCCAATCCCCTCATCCATTTCTCAGTCCTACTCTGGGTTTTTGATAGACGTGTATCATTATCTACACCGGGTATATAGGACTCGTATTTGGGTATCCACGTTCCACTACTTAATCGATATCTTGAATCCTCTAACGATATCTCCGGTCCAGTAAGATTAAACCTACCCTTATAGCTCTGATCAGACGCCATATATCCCAAAGGGGACATATGCTTCATGTTATCATAATAATTAGTCTTTACCGTATTCTTGATCCTCTCTGATAATGACGGTATCTGGGACTTTGATCTCTCGGAAGCGGAATACGGATCCAATACCGGAGGCAGGTCACGATCCGGTATATCATAGGGATCCGTACCAATAGCCTTTATATTATCTACGTTTATGGTAGGATATCTGTACTTCTCGGCAAGATCCTTTCCGTTAGAGGTATTATTATAGATTTCCATTGTTTCCATTATTTCCACTATTTCCGTTATTCCTGTTTCTTATCTCCTGATCAATCATATCAGCTATGGGCGAGATGAAGCTCTCGAAATCATCAGTAGTAGATCTTCCCTCGCTCCTCCAATACACCTCATTCTCCTTGCTAAGTATCTGTTGCCATGCCATGACCAAATAATACTGCGGGCAGAAGTCGATCTTCCTTGCTACCTCATCAGCATAGTTAACGCCATCCAGATCAATTGAATACAACGGGGTATTACCCTCTCTAGCCCCTCCTTTGCTATATATATCAACATTTATCCCAGAAGAACCATTATTATACTTATATCCGGAAGCCCTTAACTCGTACATAGAAGCGTTATCGAACAACACGTCAGTAGCGATCATCATCTGATTCTTCCTGATATTACCGTCATTTATATTCGTAAACATATCTATATAAGGCATCACCGTGTCCTTGGCCCCGCTAGCGTAAGCGAATGGAGCTACCAACAATGACTTAGCCATCTTCCCATAAGCGTTGTTGCTTGAGCTGGCGAAAGATATGGGTACGACACCGGAATCATAGGTCTCGGACGGGATGCTTACATCCTCTTTGTAGAAAGTAAGTCCATTCGCAGCCAGATCAGCCTCGCTTACCTCAACAACAGATCGACCATCACCTCCATTATTGCCAATGATCTGATAATTACCATCACCTATAGGGGATATGGTAAACGTTATCTTCGTATTGGCATTATCCTTATCCTTGGGGATAAAACCGCCACCACGGGTGAACAGGTCACTAATCTTTATATAATCATACTCGGCTTGGCTTTTAGACGGATAATCGCCGGAGAAGATATACTCACGCTCGGCGTACTCATGACGATATTGTCTCAAGTAATCCTCGCCGGCTCGCTTGGCGTCATCAGCCAACCTTCCCAGATCGCCACGACTCCATTTGTGCCTAAACACATCGTATTGTTCTTTCTGCATTTCGTCATACATGGCCTTAGCTACGGCCACATTCCTTTTATTGCCATCAGACAGCCCATCAGTCAGCACCTTTATCATATTACCGTCATCAGAAACATCCATAGGAATAAGAGATAATAAATTAATATCATCCAATGTCAATGACGTACCCATCAAATCATTTATCCTATTCACCAATACAGCCGCCTCTCCAGAATTGACATCCCCTAAAACAATAGGGTTATGGACACCAGGAGTGGCTGCATGAATAAGATCGGTCATTTTAACACTATTACTAAGAATAGAGCTATATGCCGATAATTTAGCCCAATCATTTAATGTTATGTCATTTATCCCATCTATATCAAAAACCTTATCACCATTGCTGTTGATATCTTCAAGATTAAATGTCCCAAATCCGTAACTAACATCTATGCCTGATCCACCAAAAGATTTAGCCTCTTTCTCGACTATAGCGTCAACGCCATCCAAAACAGCGTTCTCCGCCTTATTGAATCCATCATTGATCTTATTATACTTCCCTCTTTGAGTATTTAACCCAAGAAGCTTCAGGTAACTATCCTGACCATTGTAATCAAGCAACTCGTTCCTTGACCCTCCATTGGCCTTGAAATAAGCCATGATAACCTGATCGTTATCCATATCCTTGACCACGTTACTATTCTCAGGATCAGACGCCCATGCGTCGATCTTCCTTCTAGCGTCATCTGACAGTGACTTAACAAAATTACTCATGCCGGTAGTTACCGCCCTCTCATTGGCTATAAACCCGTTCATGAACTCATCGCTTATATTCACATTTTCAAGATTGGCGCTCTTAGTAACCACGGTAGGACCGGTCGTGTTATCACCTCCGTCACCCCCATTCTCCGACCTACCCAATTTGCTGGCTCTCATCAACGCTGCTTTCTCCATGGCTAGATTATGCCTTTTTGTCTCATTGAACTTAGCTCTCTCCATCATCTGTTGATTGGCCTTGAAATAATAATCATCAACACCCAACGTCTCGTATGAGTTATTATAAGACCATCTCAGCCCGACGCCACGAAGGAACTGCTGTCGTACCATGAACATGCCGGCTCGCTCCGGGCTGTAGTTGCTACCGATAACGCCCTCGGCATCCTCCACGAAATCATTTCTCTGCTTGATAATATCCGCCAGCTCCGACTCCAACTTAGCCCTCTTGGCCTTGTCATTGCCAACGCCCTTTAGCTTGGCTCGTATGGATTCTTCCTTGACACTGAAATCATCAATATACCCTTTAAGGAAATCTGAGGTGCTTTGAACATTAAATAAGTCAGGATTCGTTCTAGCCATATATCTTCCCTCTAACTGCATCTGGGCCTTACCGTTCTCAGATATGGAAGCCATAGCTATATCCCTGGCCTGAGCGTAGCTCATTTCATCTATGTACATCTCACGCATCTCCCCCGTCCTGTTACCATTGGCGTCAACTACCGGCACATTGACTTTCTTCCCCTTGTTAAGGGAGATGAAGTTCTTCATCTTCTCATCAATCTCAGCATGATAATCCGTATAAGGAGTATAATGTATAGGATTAAGACGTGTCCCTACCTGACCGTCATTCATCCAAGCCACGGCATCGGCGAAAGCCTCAGCCTCATTGATAGGACTATACATCTTAGGATTATTCAGCTTCATATCCTCCATCTTCTCGCTGAAAGCCCGAATCTCCCTAGTACCGGCGATAGCGTTCAATACACGGGTATCTAAAGCCTCTCCAAGACGGACTTGTATGCTTCTAGCTATACCATCAGAAGCTAGATTGGATTTACGATACACGTTATTCACATCCTGTATCAATCCATTTAACCTGTTCTGAAGATATTCCCTGTCCTGAGGTTTTATAATGTCAGAATTGATAATATAATCAGCATACTCGTTTATAGCCTGCCGATTGGTATCTATCTTCTGCTGCATGTACCCCATCCCCTGCATCATAACATCCATGTTGTAGGGTGATACGTACTTGCCGTAATTCCTTAATATACTATATTGTGAAGCCATCCTTTATCCTTTCTTGCCTTTAGTTACTTCCTGAGCGGGATATAATCTCCTATAACTCAATATATCTCCTTGAGGATCAGCGATCAACTGCCCATTAGGACCGATCTTTACATCCCCGAATATAGACCTTAATGTATTCATGGTCGTAGCCGTATTCCACTTCTGCTGGATCTCATCATTTACGCTATCGAAATACCTAGCCCAGTTCTCGTCATTAATAGCCAATCCCTGTAATATACGTTGCTGGTAAGCTTGGCGTTGGGCTATATTCTTATCATACGTGTCAGCCCATGACCGAGCGTTGACATTATCAGCCCAAGTTCTTTGAGCCACGTTCCCTTGTTCTACCTCATTTATATACTTACCTATATTGGAACTCATGATAGCCTGTAGGTTGGATGATAAAGCCCCTCTCTGGGAATCCGGGACATTACCCATCTGATCCAATTGTGATTGGAAAGCACGATTGGCCTCAACCATATACTGATCAGCCGATCTCAACACCGGATCCACGGTAGGAGCGTAATGCCTTTCCAGACCTTCCGTTGTCACGGCTCCCGGAGTCATCCTGAACACCTCAGGAAAGTCAAGGCCGCCACCCACTATATTCCTGTTTCCGTTACCATTATTAGTCTTACCGGTGTTAGTACCAGTATTGGTATTGGTATTAGGGAGTGTATTGGGATCAATCAGCTCAGGCATATCCAACTTAACATCAGGATCCTCCACATCACCTATATCCATAGGACCGGGAGCCACCTTATGAGGATCAAGTATAAAATCAAGACCTTCCATTCCTTTCATGGATCTCAATGCCTGCATCTTAAGCATATCCTCCCCAAGGATCTTATTAACAATATCTTTATTCTTGTCAGAAAACAGTTGACTGAAATGAGTGATACCAGCGTCGTTAAGAGCCTTATGCTGTTCCTCTGTAACAACATCCAGACCGATCATAGGACGAGATGAGGAATATTGACCAAACTTATTATCTCTCATTCTATCATGATATGCGACCTTCTTGTCTTCCGGGTAATTACCTTGGCTATCCTCACCGCCAAAAGAAACGAGCGTCGTGTAATCCCGAAGTGCCTCCGCGTTGGCGATGATCGGGTTTTCCGCCGTAGCCAAGCCCATCCAGCCACCAGTGGTGTTATATATAGCATCCTGAAGAGCTTTGGCGGCAGTAGCCTTAGGCGCACTCATATAAGCATCATAAGCCAAAGGCATGAATGTCTTATAATATTCCAGTCTCTCATCAGCATTAATGCCGCCATAAGAACCGTCCTGACCTTGACGTTGATACCCAAACGTATTATCCTTATTATTATACTTGTTCTCAACAGGACGGAAAGTAAGGAGATAATCGAATAAAGAGCTACCACCTTTCTCCATCTTCTGACGAATACCAGCTACTTTCTTAAGCAGCTCTTTCTTAGCCTCAGCTACATCATCTTCTGTAAGACCATATTCTTTCATGGATCTGGATATGATGTTATCTATCTCACCTCCCTTGGCGAAATACGTATCCTCATCCTTCTTCATCTTCCGGTCTTCCTGCTCCTTGTATATGACGTTAGCGAAGTCCGTAAATCTTCCTTCTAAGCCATTAACCGTCTCGTTACTGTCATTTATAGCCTTGGATAATACAGAAGCGTTTAAACGCCTTGTATTCTCGTCATCTATCTTATCGTTCTTCTTCAACTTATCCAAAGCCTTCTTCTGATCATCATAAGCTGATTTAAGACCTATCTTAGCCTTATACCTATCCATTAACGTGGCGTACGTATCCTTTGGCGTAGCCTTAATACCATACGTATCCCTAATGTATTTAGCGAAATCCGACTCTATGGTGGTATCATCGGTAATAACCTTCGTACCTTCCTCCAAGGAAACGGGGGTTCCACCATCGGCGTGCTTCTGCCCCATAGCCTCCATTGGCGCCTCTCCGGGCTGCGTCACGTACTCACCCTTCTCGACCTCTACGTTGGCTTGATCTTCCATCGACTTAGGTAACGGATACAGATACTCACCGGTAAGGCTTCCGCTATCGAACCTATTATTAGGCCCTAGATAAACACCCCCACCATCCTTGTACTGCATCTGGGATTGCCTTCTTTGCCTAGCCTCACGATCTTGAGCCAACCTGATATTAGTACGAGTACCTTTCTCTGACGCTATCCCAGAAACCACGTTACGAGCCAACCCCATGATACCACTAATTCCTGAGGCTATGGTGGTTATCGTATTAGCTGTTTTAGCCCCAGTGGATAAATCACCATATCCCTCGCTTCTCATACGCCCTATACCACGACCCATCTGAGTGAATCTAGACCCTATATCATCAGCGCCATAGTAGGGGATGGTGGTAAAATCAAAAACATCCGTCTCGCCTGAACCGGTCTTAGACTTATCAACATCGTTAACAGTTATGTTATTAAGCGTAATACCATTGTCCTGATAATTCTCAGCTATACGCTGTAAACTACCCTTGAAGCTAGCCGGAAACACATTATCCTGATCAAAAGCATTAGCGTATTTAGTCCTCAACTGATCTGGAGTATCCAAAGAATATATCCCTAGCGGATTGACCGGCGCGGGTAATCCTTGGTTGGTATTCACCAAAGGTTCTATACCTAACCCTTGTATACCGTCCATATTACCAAGCATATACGACCCGACTTCCCCGGCCTCTTGATATTTAGGTATCTTCCTCTTGATTACATACTTGCTCATATCAAATTAATTTCGTTCTGACACAAAGATAGTTTAAAAAAAATAGAGACTCATCATTTCACAACGATGAGTCTTTTTAATATCAATCTTTTAAACACGTTATAGGATTACTCCACTTCTTTTTCCACTCATGACCAAGATAATCTATAAGTTTATCATAAGTATCTATAAAGCCACCATCTATAACCCCGGTGATAACATTCTCTACAGCTACTATGTCGTTTAACTGATTCTTTGTAGCCGTATTCCTTATCCCACTCTCATGCTTGTTAAAGACGATAAAATTAATAGCCTTAGCTACCCTTGATATCTTATCAGACAACTGACTCTTGTCGCTAACCAACCTGGCGACGGCCGAACTCATCTTGATATAAGCCTCGCCAGCGGCATTCCTGTCCTCTATGAATCCATCATGCAACCATATTATCACCTTGGCGTATATCTCTGGATCCAATTCCAATGCTACCATAACAAAAAAATACGGATTTACATACCATTTCTGACCCTCCCCCTTTCCTCTTCGGTAAGCCATTCCGTATTTTTTGAGATCGGTTATCTTATTGATTTTCAATTCGTGGTTTTGTACCGTAAGATTTCTTACAGTACATATATCATTAATACTCAGCTCCCTAACAAGAGCTTTCATCTTTTCCTGAAATCCATTAGTAGCAAACAAATGATCAAGCCTTCTAGACTCCAACCCCATAGATTTACGTTTTTCATTCAAGGCTTCCATAACTTCCGTTATGCATACAAACCCGTCCTTGGACATAACAGAAATGTTCCTACCTAATAATTCCCTACTCTCTGATGATAAAATCAAATTACTTTTCATACCTTTACTAAAAGTTTTAAATTAATAAATGCGCCTATCCGCTCGTGATGAGTAGGTAGGCGCACAAATATAAGCAATACTAATATTATTACAAAATATAATAGCCTATATTATAGATAATAAAATCTTGAAATTTTACATATCTCAAATAATTATAAGATGCTAGATCCTTTTTACAAACAGTGATCCTATAGCTTTCACCAGATCGTAGAAGCCGGCACTACTGAACCCAACAGCTATCCCATACAGCAATGCCTCCCACCATTCACTCCCTATAAGCAATGGAGACACCTTTAGTAGCCACGCTAATATACAAACCAGCATACCTATGACTACGGCGGATAGGACTTTAGCCCACTTATGGGTGTCAATATACGGCACAACCTTGGCTAACTGCGTAGCTGACATCGTGACGAAAGCCATGATGCCGGTGAAGGTAGTTAAATCAATAGTGATAGCCCCTTCTGATGGGATTACCTCTTGCGCCATCAAAACGAACGGCGTCAATAACATAGCAAATAAAAATAACAATCTTTTCATATCTAAAACATTTAATAATTTCACAAATGTAGTATTAATTTCGAGTTCTACTCATACCTTTTATGTTAAGACTTAACCCCGGTATCATATTAAGTACCAGCTGCCTTTTTGCCTGTTCTCTACGCATACGCTCAGCTTCCGCTACCTGTGCCTCTGATTGGGGATCGTTCTTGATGTTGTTAGCGATATCCTCTATAGCTTTCTTGTTGGCGCCTGATTGAGCTAGCATCTTATATAACAGGTCTTGACCTTCCTTCTCCCACCAGCTATCCACGGCAGGATGGGAAGCCAAAGAAGGGCCGGCGGGGGCTACCGTCTCAGGCACGGGCTGATGACCTCCGTCCCCCGTGCCCGAATCCCGCTGTCCGAACTCGTATCTCATTGGCTCGTTCTCCGGGACACCATACCTATTAGCGAACATATCAGCGAACTCAAATCTCTTCTCATTTCTCAAGGTCGATCCAAGAGGCCTACCGTATCCTTGATTCCATGCCACGGTAGCGTCCTTGTAGTTGACGGCGTTATCGAAATCGGATTTAGAATACATATAGTAATTATATACATTACCTTGAGCGTCCTTGTCAAAAAACTTTCCTTGATTGATGTAATTCCAACCTAACCCCGGGACCTTGCCTTGATACTCATCCACGAGATAATCCAACTGCTGTGTCAATGTCGGTTTCTTCCCATACCTGCGCTGTAGCTCCTTCTTCCTCGGTCCAAGCCATTGTTGGATGCCAAAATCACCGGCGGCTCCTAGGGCTTCGGTGTCCCCTCCGGACTCGGCGGCGATGTTCGATAGGATGCCGATAGCTTGAGTTTGTGGTATCCCCTTCTTATCGGTCAGATAATCCCATATCTCATCATACACAGCCATCTTATTATCCTCTGATCTATCAGGATCAATTACATATTTACCATCTCCATAAGCCCTACCTATGCTTACAGACCCGCCCTTATCTTTCTTCTCCTTATCATCATCCATCAACATCTTACCAACTATAGCCGCCGGCAAAATAGCAGGAACGTTTTTAATGGCTTTTTTTATTTTATCCGATGATTCTTTCAATACCTCTCCAGTAGCTCCAAGCATGTTATTAGAATAATCACCAGCATAATTGCTACCTATACCACTCACAAGGTTATACACATCAATCTCATCCATGCTATCGATATACTTATCAAGGTCATCAACAGATGGAGTCCTTCCATATGTATTATAAAATTTATTCCACAAGCGAAATCTAGCTTGAGTATTAAAAGCTATTTTCTCTGATATCTCATCACTTGATGAGTTTGGTTTAGCCCTATAAGCGTCTTTTAATAATGACTTATCATTTTCGGATAAATAAATCTTATTATAATTATTACTTGAATCATATTTATGTCTAAACTCATGAGATAGGTTAGATAAACTCTCATCACTCCTAGTAACAACCTTATTGTATTTACTAGTATAAAACCCTTTAGCATTACTATTATCCAAAGCGGAGGATACCTCATATCTAAAATCATCAAAATCAGAATCCGCTGATACCCTTAGATTGTAAGCTTCTTCCAACCGTTTCCCATTATCATCAAGCATAGAATCTATCTTATCCTTAATATGCTTGTTAGACACATCATTTATATTTTGGAGATCAACACCATTATCAATCATCAAATCCACAGCCGCCTTATAAGAATCAGGAAGATCATTATAATTCCTTGAAATTCTCTCATGGACATCCTTGTTAAAAAAATCCCTAACCAAAGGTTCATCATGAACATATTTATCTACAAGATCATTATCTACAAGAAAATCATACAATTTACGTTTATCTTCTGGCAGAGGAATCTTCTTTACTTTATTAGCGAAAGAAAAAAATTCACCTAATACCGGGAATAGCCCTAAAGCTGATAATGTCATTCCTAAACCATCCCCAGCCTTCGATGACTCCACAAAATCTCTCACATCCATAACATCCCCAATAATAGGGATACCTCCAGCTATAATCTCGGTAATGTCAACTCCATCGTTTATCTTCTTGCCATATTCAGTATTAAGATTTATGCCACTAGATCCAACGGAGGTGTTATCCCTTGAAGCCACATATCCACCCCCTTGTTTCTTATCCATCTTCTCTCCCCATAGCCCATATTTCCCCCTAGGCCATATACCGTCTATGGCATCCACATAACCAACGGGGTGCTCCCCGTCCAGACGCCGGTCCCGTCGCTCGTCCGCCGGGTACAGGGCGTTGGCCAACGGCTGCGTGATATGACCCAACCCCTTATCCTTGGAACTCGACATAGCATCCACCACAGTCCGATATACAGGTCTTAATTTCTCAGGTAAATATAGCCCCGCCTCATCAACCAACTCACCGATCTTCTTATTTATACCCCTGATACTGAAATTATAATTACCCATGCCATTATTCAACGGGGACAACGCACCTCTTATCCCATTCATGCCTTTAACTGCGGCTCCTCCGCTAAGGATATCAAACTCCGGGGACACGTTTCTCAAAGGACTATCATCCATACCCCTGAAATACATAGGACGCTCGCCTCTTACGACACGATCAAGATCCTCCTTATATAAATCCTTTATCCACGATGGGATTTCCTCCGGTTTATTCTTCTTAGACATATACTACATTTTTCACAAAGATAACTATAATCTCATAAGCCTAAAAACACGAAACGGGCACATAATAAATCATGTACCCGTTTATACGCTAATGCATGTGATAAGCAGCCAAGGCTCCTTTAGCTTTCTCCTTAGACTTGTACTTAGCCGGCCATAATTTACCGGTCTTGTTACTGACCACTCGCCAATCACTCCCTACTTTCTTGATACATCCTGATTTCGGGCATTTACCGGATTTGCCCTCGCTCTTCTTTCCCGATTTTTCTTTCATGCTAAGGTACTTATATACTTTTCTACACCCAAAGCATATTTTCACGTTTCACAGGGACATTGTTGAATCTGATTACACGAAACTGATTCTAAAGAGGTCTCTCCACGTGCTTCAATTCCCGGCGTACCTCCGGTATCGTTAATTAATCATGACTATATAAAACTGGTGTAAAATTATATATAATCGCTCATGCTAATTTTACATACAGATCAACCAAATCCTTTAAATCATGAATCAAAGGAACAACACTATCCCTTATACACTCGTACAAGACATTATCTTGGGAATAATATTTACCGATCTCCAGAATCATGCCCTCAAACCCAGAATCATGCGTATTGTTGTATAATATAGGATCATCCTTGGTCCCAGCACTACCATCCACCACCTCATGCCATAAAGCGGTTTGATTACCAGGCTTCCAATTGTCTTGCGTGGTATGCTGCTGGTCACATTCATATAACTTACCATCATACCTATAATATTGACCAACCTGAACATTGATTCCAGCCTTCCATTCAGGATAATACTCTTTCATGGATAACGCCTCAAAGGAAGATAGCTCCACCTTATTTATTATAAACTTAACAAATCCACATAGTCTACTAACGGGTAACATCTGGTCTTTATCAGGATCACCCTTTAAGCCGATCTTATCAAGCTCTACCTTTACCCACGATATAAACATATCATGATCCTGTACCTCCTTATCCTCTGGATTATTCCTGAATTTTCTCGCCAAAGAAGCGTTTAGCGAAGCCACGTCATAAGCGGACCCCAGTCCGTAGGCTGCCACCTCAGCGGCAACTATAGCCCTGTCCCGGCTCACCGGCTTATCCAGCTTGATAGGGAAAGCCTCCGTAATAGTCTTGCTAATGACATTCCCATCACCACCTACATAACTGTCATTGACATACGTCTTATGACCAAGATACAGCAATACTGATCCTCCTAGATCCAATGATACACATCTACCATCCACCCATCTCGTTTTCCCCCTATTGTCATCATTATCAACAGAAGAAGGAACCTCAATATAATTTAAATCAATCATCACCTATATATTTTAATTGGTTCATACTATCCTTGAATATATAACCACATTGGTTTTCTATCTCGACATCCTCTATCGGCAAAATAACGCTCTTGCCATATTTAGCCTCACATGCCAAGACAAAATTAATGATTCCTTGATAATTACCATGAAACTCCCTTGCCTCGATCTTGCCAGTTAAAACACCATCAACTACTTCGTCTATACCAATAAGGCATTTTATCCAATTAGGATTCCCCTTGTTGTCTCTCCTTATATCATAATCAAGTACAGAAAACTTCTTGTCGATCAACCCTTTTATATCTATATTTCTGGCATCCATAGATCTGTCTATCTTGATCTTGGATGTTAAATCCTTTAATTTCATATCTTTTTCTATTCTTAAAGCCAAATTAAACGAATCAGCATGTTTAAATATACCAAAATAAGATGCCCATTTATCATCACTACCACATATCTTAGCCCTATTAGCGGTTCTCTCCCTAACAGACACATATCCCTTATTGTGAGCGCTTATATCCATCCCATTACGATGAAATACATATCCACAAAAATCTATACTATCATAAAGACTGGATATCCTCGTGGTATTGCTTTTAGCCCTAATGCCTAAATTATACCACCAATAATTTTTAACCCTCCATTTAGAAGCGTTAGCATCCTCTTTAGTATGAAAAGCCATAATAACATCATCGGCATATCTAACGACAAAAGGGGATATGGATTTAGCGTAATAATCAAATCCAAGCATAACTATATGATGAACCATCGGGCTTGTAGGCGTACCTATGGGAAGCTTGCCATTGACAAAACAGACATTGACAGCGAAATCAATCAGCTTACGATCATCGACGATCCTTCTCATGGCCTTACGAAAAATCTTGACGGTTATATGGTCATAACACTTCCTTTGATCAATGATAAGCGCCCATTCCAGATCAAGCCTGTCATAAAACAAACCCTTTAATAATCGCACTACTGACTTCCTCCTCGTGTTAGATGTTATGCCACAACCCGGCTTACAGTTAAGACCCGTCATGTTATCCTTGGAATAATAAACAGGTTCTATGAGCAACAAGAAAAGATGCTGGTATATACGAGTGATAAAAGTAGGACTATCTATCTTCCTTACCTTCCCGTTCCCATTAACCCTCTCAAGTTTCTTGTATTTGATAAAAGAAAGATAACCGTCATCCAACAAATTATTGTAAATCATATTACAATTAGCATCAAGATTCTCGTTAAAACGGATAACTTCCGTCTTCCACCCATGTCTATCCGAGGCCCTAACAACAGCCTCCTTGATCATATCAATATTGATAGAATCAAAAATATCAGAAAATCTTTCATCACTCATCTCCATTTTAGCAAGCTTGGCATTAAACGTGATCGCTTGTATGACCACCATCGTATCCCTTTGTTCATAATCTCACGAGATATTGAACGCATATACGTATGTCTTATAATTTTCGGCACTCCCGGCCACGAACAAGAGGGATTAAATCTAAAAACATAAAATACCGTTACTTTGGCAGACCCCGCATTATTACGATTCGCATTAGAAACAGCGTTGTTAGCGTTGAGGTAACGAGCCGAACAATTACTGTTGTTAGCATTACCGCGAAAACGAGCAGCCGCCCCCTTGTCCGTTATTTCAACCTATCTCTCTAGTTTCAGAATCCCTGATCTCTATGTCAGATTTGTCTAGAAGCGATAGAATTTTACAGTATATCAAGGACTTGCAGTCCATTTATTACGCCTGCGGCGTCGCTGCGCCCACTTTCAACAAAGCTTGGGCAGACCCCGCAGAAGCACGAGACGCATTAGAAACAGCGAGGAGAGCGTGGAGGGAACGAGCCGAACAAGTACTGTGGAGAGCATAACCGCGAAAACGAGCAGCCACCCTAGTACGAGTACCGATAGTGCTACCCCAATAGCAGTCGCTCCATCCATAACAACATTGTCCGGTTATCATATTTCCCCCATTTTCAACCTTCCATCCTGTATAAGGAGCGCGCTTCTTTACATGTCCATTTAATTTATTATCAAAATCACCCATGAACGGATAAACGGACTCAAAATCAAATACGCCATGATTAGCCTTATTAACATCCGTTACCTTCATCCATTTTGTTTGATCACATTCCATATATAACTTAAAAGGGTTGCCACCCCTATTGACGCCAGGGTTATTCTTAAGTTCCCCTACCTGCTCATATCCCCCACCGGAATATACAAATATATCCCCGGATAACGACATTCCTCCGAAAAGGGACATCCTTAACATAGCCTCCAAGTCCCAAGACACTGATTGACTTAACGAGTTTTTGGCGTTAAACGTATCTCTCATCACCTTCATGACTTTTACATTCATCCCCTCAAGACCGTTAGTCCCTGGCACATTAACATACGAATAAGATGATCCATAAAAATCAAAATCAGAACCTTCCACGGCGCTTATCTCATTGGCGTACGAAGCTACCATCTGGCTTTCCATGCACTGTTCTTTTTGATATCCCATATTGACTATATGAGACATGAACAGATAATTATAACTATCAGCCTCCTTTATATCCCCTGATTCACTCCATCTTAAGTACTTCCATGCGGACGACGATGACAGCTTATACCTTACTCCTCCGTTTGATTTCCATGTACTCTCGGAATTGCATAAATCATTGGATGATATACCAGATCCAAACATATTGACATTATGTATATCCTTTCTCCCGTAATATATCTCTTGGGATATTATATAGGCATTAAGAGCATGAAACCCTCCCTCAGCGAAAGGATATGGTTTGTCTGGGTCAGCGTTATTAGCCCTGCTCCATGACATGTTATTTATCTGATTCATGTCAACCGTCCTTGGGTACGTACGACCGTTAACAAACATCTGACATGTATTGTTAACACCGGAGTGACTCCTGCAATTGGCATCTCCAGCCTCATAAGCATAAAATAAGCATCTCGTCTTATTGTCTATCGTAACGACCGGACATGGAGTGTACGCTGTTGGACGAAGAGGATATTTGGACACGTCTATTCCATCCCATACGATAGGTTTGGAGAATAATCCAGCCCACATTTTCCCTGAGTCACCGACAATATTATCAAGGATATATACCGTCTCATCTCGACCCATGCCAATAGAATACTTGGTCTCGGTCGTCTCCCACGGCCGAAGCTTGTGGGATACCGCCTGTCCTGACGCTACATACAAAACCCTCGGGGGTAAACCGGACTGTATCAGGCCCTTGTCTATCTCCCATTCAGCTACCGCATCATACAACCCAGCGGCGTAAGCCAAAGAAGAAGCGAAGGTATCGGTGTACAAAGCGACATCACATTGGGATCTCATATCCTCCGTAATACCAACCGTAGGAGCATAATCACCGTTCTCAAACCTCAACAAATTACCCCTCATCAACTTTCCGACAGGAGTGGTGGTTTCCCCGACGTTATCCGTCGTATCCAATAGATATACATTCCATTTATTGGCAAATTCCCTGTCCCCATGGAACTCAACAGCGTTAGGAGAAAGATCGCCATCTACCCATCCAGCGACGTAATAATCATGCGAATTTAACATCTTTAGCTCATCCACATCCTCAATCATACCTTTTACGCACTCTATCTCACAAGGAGATTTATATGTGCCATCCCCACAAAGAAATTTACCGTCATCCCCCTTCGCCGGGGCCGGGACCAGTCCCGCTTCCCCAGCCTCAGACGCCGTGGCGCCAACCATATTCTTGACCTTGTCGAGCTTCTGATCTATCTGCTCACCATTGTATTTACCAGCAAAATCTTCCATATTATCTTAAAGTATTAAAGGGAAGAACAAATATTCTCTCCTATATGTTAATAACTAATAAATTTTCTCATCATTACTAAACCAACGAACTATCATCTTGAACCGGCTCTCAATGTCATTCACGAACCTAGCCAAGAACCAATCGCCACGAAGACGATCCCGCCACCTCCGATGATAATCGACAGCCCTGGGGTCGATCTTCCGGTCAATATCATTCACGTCCTTGATCCATACCGGGAGGTTATTAGTATCGTCTTTGACCTCGTTGAAATAGTCATTTATATTTATCTTCTGATCAACCTCCGTCACCAGTATCTCACGGCTATCGTCATTGGTTACAGGATACCTTAACCGCTGGCTCATGTCGTTCTTATCGGCGATGGTCATCCTAAGCTCTCCACTGTTGTTGGTATCGTTATAGAACCATGCCTTATTAAATCCAGTTGTTCTTCTAACCTGATAATTAACCTCATCCTGATACCTTCTGGCATCCATCCTATATTGGTAGTTCGTGAGAATCTTATTCACATACTGCTCACGTACTGGTACCTCTATAACGAACGGATATAGCTTACCGTAAAATACTTGATACGATTGGTTGGTCAATCCATGAGACCATAACCCTATCTCCTGACTTTCACTTGAGTAGTTCTTTCCAGACTGGAAATAATGCTGGTGCTCGATATAATAATCAGGGGTGTAGGATAAATATGATTTCCACTCACCCTTCAGGCAGTTATATCCAACGGTGAACGAGACGTCCGTGAAATGGCTGGCGTCCTGTAGCTCCACCGCCTGCCCGTTCCTGTAGAACCGACCGCCACGGAATTGGTACTCGCTCGGATTCCCTACCGGTATATAATCTTTCTTGGTTATCAGAACTCTCTTGAACCGATTGTCCCAGCCCATGGATAGCCCTATACCAAAGAACTTGTTATCGATATCGTAATAAGACAACTCAGCGTCCGTATCAGCGTTATATATCCGGCTACGGATGATCTTCATCTGAAGATGCTCCTTAAACCAGTTTCTAAGCCCCGGTGTGACCTCCGTAAGATTCCTACCATTAGAATCTACCTTAAACACCTGACCACGCCTTAAATCGACCCAAAAATGCCCAAACTCGCAACTGATCATATCCCGGCTCTGGGTCCCGGAATATCCTAACGTCGTATTATTATACTCGATACCACGAGAGGCGAAAAGACCACCTGTCCCTAGCTCGCTATTCTCCGGGGATATTCTCTCCGCCAACACGTCTATGGCATTGTACAACCCTACCTGATTCTCAAAACGAGCCAGTATCTGATCCGACTCTATCCCTTTCATGCTTATAAGTTTCCCGAAAGAGGTCTTGAACTCATGGTAATCCATAGGCTTGTACGACAGCCAAGGATCGGTCATGCCGTTCTCCGACACGTCGGCGGTGCTCCATATGACGCCGTTGGGTCTTTGGTAAGCGCAGTCCCAAAAATTGCTATCATACGTCTCTGGTAATGACCTTCCGCCTAGCGTAAAACGATTCTTATACACAGGACTTATCTTAAACACATTATCCCTTGATATAGGGACATTACGCTCCTGAGTCCATGATATATAATCCCCCACCTCCGGATAGAACCCCTCGTAAGGCTCAGGTCCGGCTATACGGAAATTGCAATTGATCTCAGACTCCACAAGAAACTGAGGTATGCCATAGAAGTATAGGAAGAAACGACCGCTAAGATACATATCTCCGGTCTTGCAAACCATCTCATAAGCGCTCTTCCGGCTAGGGAAAGAGTATAGCGATCCGGTATCCGTATCGGTCTTATTAAGATAATCCTCCCCGGTATCGTAATTAACGAAATAACGGGGATACCCGATGTTCCGATAATCATAATAAGGGAATGGTATCATGTCCCCCTGACCGAACTGAGTCAAATAAAACATAGGCATCTTCCTCTTAAGCGAGAATCTTGATATAAATACATCACCTCCAAAAACAGGTTTACGCTTATCCTTATCCATCAACCCGCAACCACCTAACGATACCCACCTGATATCCTCTATCTGCCCGTATTGAGCCGGAGAATATTTCTTTATCCTCATATAGGGGCAGGATACGAAAGATTCACGTGTCATAAAATGAGGCGTCATACCAGCCACCTCATCGTTACGAATATTACACTCATCCTGAATACGGCTGGTATCGTAACTTGAAACCAACTCCGGATATTCAAGCATATATTTATCCATACCAAATGACATGAACAATGAATGCTCACGATCGAGGTTGTTTATGATAATAGGCTTACCGCCTACGGTCTCCCCTTGCGAAGAGATATCTGTTACCGGATATAACCCGCTCTTGATATATTTAGCCGTTGACAATCCACGTAACTCTGACTCCCCTATTTTTTGGTAAAATAAATTATAATGAGCGACAGAAGTATAATAATAAGCATAGTTCCGTCTAGGTCCCCTATCTATCAATGCCGTTAACCACTGATACCTGTACTTGCCTATATCCACCACGGACTGGGCTGTGGCCTTGGCGATACCCGTAGCCAGACGGATAGCCGTCAGCGCTATGCCGACAGGGTTGGCTAAAAAGAACACGCCTCCACCGACATATTGCTGTGAAGCCGACTGATATGTATACTCAGCTATAGCGGATATTAAATTAGCCATAGCCTCCACCGTAGCCAATGACGTTGCCATACTATAAGCCTTACTTCCTAATATCGTCCATTTAGGGTGATCCTCCACCTCCCTGAATATACCAGAGGATTTACCTAATTGATAACCATCAACAAGGCACTCAGTGGGAGCGTCAGGCTTGTTGAAGGCAATATCAGGGCTTAAGAATGAATACCAGATATTACCCTTCCTATTAAACGGATGCGTTATAAAATTCTCACGATTAATATCCTTATAGATATACATATCATCAGACAAATCGTTGTAAGGATAATTAGGATAAAGGTTAGCCGATCCGTCGGGATCATCGTACTTAAACATATCATAAGCCAGACCTGTACCAATAACACTCTTATCCAAGGCCCTATCTCCACGATATAGCTCGTATCCGATTATAGAGTCACGTCTAGCCTTATCTATAAGACCATTCTCTACCGCTATATCCAGAAACTCATTAACGATATCGTCATCAAGCATCACCCCCATAGGATAAATATAGGAGTCAACTCCATATTGACCGGTCAGTTGAGACGGATTACCCATAAAAGGAGCGACAGAGTTATCAGGGAACTTGTAATGACGTATAGGTTTCTGACAAAATGTGGTTGACGTATTGGGGTACTCAGCGTTATCCCCATTACCGGTGAAATAAGACTTACCCTCAACGGATTTAGGAGACCCATAGTATTTCGTCAAAGAATCTATTATATCCTTCCTCTTTGATCCTCCCGATGATATCCCGATCTTACTTGAATCATACAACTCAAAATTAGCCGGATACTTATTGGTAGACTCCCAATATCCAAAATCACCATACTGATATGGTCTGGGAGCGCAATCAGCGGGTTTATCTCCACATGAGATACATTTCGCCTCATAGGTAACAAATCTTCTTAATTTCAATTCTTTCGTGAAGAAGAATACGTATTTCACCTCCAGTGGCCGAATGCCAAAACAGAACGGGGCGGGGAAGATGGCGGTGCCGGCCGTATAGAATCCGGCAAGCTCCTTCATGTCCTGCCTCATGGCGAAACCGGTGAAGAACACACATACCGCTGGCTCAATACAAACATATATCTTATGGAAAGTAGTCTTGTCATCATTCCAGAACAAGTACTTTGGCATCATAAATATCTTATGATCCACGTAATTCACTATAACACCTTTCTTGGCATCATTAGCCAAAGGATTAGGAGCCACGGTACCTTCCTTATCCGAGAAAAATGTTATACGAACCTTGTTGTATGATGATGAGTCACCGATCGGATAATTATAGTTACCCATCATCTCTATATACATAATACCGTTATCAGGATCGGATAAACCGCTTACGTATTTTTCGTAATCCAACTCCACCCATCTGGCGTATGAGGATACATGTGGATAGAACTTGAAATAAGTCAAGTTGCTTCTACCGAACCAATTGGTCTTGGCGTCAATATCATTCTGCACAGACACACGATCTTCCCAATCAGTAGATATGCCGGTATTGAACTTAGAGTTATCACCATCACCAAAAAGACACATGGCGTTCTCAATACCAAACTGACTCTCATATTGAGGGAAGTACTTTTTCATTGAATCCATCAATATATCAAGCATAGTCTCGGTATGCTTCTTGCCTTCCCACCCATCGCCTTGGAATAAGAACGTACATTTACCCAATGACCTACCTCCTTGGAACGTGGGTAGTTGAACATCATTAATAGTAGGATTCACGTAAGGATCACCTACCGAACACCCATTAGTACATATACCCTCATCATATAACTGCCGGACATTAGACATATCCTGACACAAGACCAAGGCGGAAGAATCTATATCAGACGGGAATTTGTCCTCATCCTGACCATCCAGCCATTCTTGAACCAGATCTATGATATTCTTACCTCCACTGGAGTAATTATCGAAATCACACAATACAGAAAATTTCCTTTGTGACTCGGCGTTACTTTGTATTAAGGTGGTAGGCTCTGTCTCCGTATAATCACTAGCCAACTTATATGTAAAATCAATCCTAGAATCCACCAAAGAGTTTTTATCCAATATAGTCCTGGTCTCTATCCTCTCGATATCATCACATCCACTAGGGAAATCGGGAGCCTTTATACCGTCTTGATCCTCTGGCAATGATATAGCAGCGCATAACTCGTCAGTAATACCTACATTAGATTCTATGATATCACACAGGTTCTCTATATTATCAGCGATATAATCAATAGCATCATCTACCGTAACATCTTCCCCCATCGTGTTGATAACGAATTGGGTCTCTCCTACCGTGGCATATTCCTGCTCTACATATCTGAGTTGCTTGACATCTAGCTGATTCTTGCATTCTCCTCCAAAACCATCAAATCCCCAAGACGGGTCGTTTATGATCTTTGCCGTATTCTTAAACTGCCAAAGATGACGGCGGCTGTTCCCGGCGCACTGCGGGTTGTTCTCCAGCACCGACGCAGCCGACAGGTCGTCAGAGTTACCGTCCTCATCAACGATAACCTCCATCTCCTCCCTTGTGGCCGGACGAGGGATAAGCGGGAATCTAGCTGTCCTGTATCCCGTATTGGTAAAGAATCTTATACCCAACGGATATACCTCGTCACGCATGAAAGAGGCGTATTTAGAGCAAGCCACACCGTCTTTATACAAATTCTCCGTGGCTATAGATGTCTGCCATTTAACGAAATGACCCAAGAAGTTAACGACCGGTTGAAGATTCCATTCATTCTCCACGGTCAAGCCGTATTGAAGAAGACGATTCCCGACAGACGTCATGCCTCTGGCTGTCTTATATACCGGTATTTCCTTGGATAACTTCTCCATGGTCGTACGCTCGCTATACTGATCCGTAAGGTAATAGATGGTCCTTTCCGTTATCGGATGTATACCTTCTATGAAATACTCAAGAACCGGGCTTTGCTCACCATTAAACCCAACCGTGTTCTGTATAACACCTATCTTATAATGAGATACCTGCTTGTCTATATTGGATACAGTAAGGCGGATACCCATATTGGTTGACTTACCCCATAAACCATCACGGATAACCATATCTTGGCGATCGAATAACATGATTGGGTTGGTCAATGAGCAATATCCGGTCTTCTCTATCCCGAACTCATCGCACAACGCCACGCAGAACTGGTAGGTCCCGGCACGCAAGCTCCCCCCGAACTCCACGACCTCGGGCTCCACGCACGGGACCGTCAGCAACGGGAACACCAGCAGCTTCTCGCAGGCCAGCCTACACCTCTCTATTGGCTTGTCATCCCCACATGTCTTATACCCATGGTAATGATACCAAAAATCACCATCATCATCCGGATTAAGAGCCTTATCGACCATAACATATCGCTGGGGATTATATCCATCGGTCCAGTATATCACCTTCCCGCATTTCTCGTCCTTGATCTCTATATCGAAGATCGGATGATGAATGGAGAAATTAAGACAAGGGTCATCAACCCAGTCCTCTATCAGGATCTCCATCAAATCACATATCTCATCAAAACGACCATCCGACTCCTCAAGCCTCTCGCCAAGGATACGATGGATGTCCTTTCCCGATCCAGCCAATTGATCCTCCACGGTCTTGACATAATCCAATGACCTCATGAACGTGATCTTAGAGGTGTTGTTATCAGGATTCACCAGAAAGAAATAAGTGTTATCACCAGCTATATCATTCTTATACCCAATAACCTTATAGCCATCAAATCGCTTACATAAAAGGGTACTAGGCTCGTTCTGGATCTTAAGCTGACTCCCATCGTCACCCTCTATGGTAGCGTTCAAGGCGAAACTGTACTCAGACGGGGATAGGTCCTGTGGATGCTTATCCCTGTTCATCCCGGAATCGGGAACCGCTATATTAGAATTATTTTGCACGATGTTATGTTTTTCGCAAATATAGCAAATCCGCCAGATAATCACTTATGTGGCGGATTCTAATAAACTGTACGTATTATGCAAAACATTCAAATCGCACAAAAATAGAAAATCCTTCTGACTCTTACAAGCCAGAAGGAAAATCTAAACACTTTGCAACGTTTACCCCTAATGAAAATACAAAAACATAATAATTATGGATTTTTCCCCATGTAGCTTGATTGCTTGTCGGCGTCCTCTACGGATATGTAGAAGAACCCGTTAGTCACGTATCTCTCATTGACGTCCACAAAATCAGTAGATCCTTTGTCCACCCCTTTCTTCGATCCCTCATCACACACAGCGACCAGACTATTAAAGTCATTGGAATAACCTACGACTACACCGTGCATATCCCGATTTCGAGGATCGAATACGTATCTCATCTTACACCTATCTTGACATACTCCCATCACTAAAGCAAATGGGATTCTTGGATACAGACGCAAGAAACCCCGATATTACTATCGCTGGAATTACTCTTGCTCTCCAATTCGGAAATGCCCTTCCGAAGTATATTCCTAGCCGCTAATACATCCCTGTCATTAATTGACTCACATTCAGGACAAATCCATTTACGGTCTTTCAACGACAACAATTTATTGATATATCCACATTCACATGTTTTGGAAGAAGGATACCATTTATCGATCTTATGTACTATTACTCCGTATTTCAAAGATACATACATAAGCTTATCAATAAAAGAAGAATGACAAAGATCAGATATCTTCTTACCCCAAATGCGTCTCATGGCTTCAATATTTAGATCTTCAATAAAAATATAATCATATCTCTTACACAACTCATGAGCTAACTTCCATTGAAAATCAGATTTAAGATTATTAATTTTCCTATGCACTTGTTGTAACTCGAATAATCTTCTACTTCTGTTATTTGATCCCTTCTTGGCGTTTGAAACACGCTTACCGCACTTCTTAATCTTATCCTGATACCTTTTAAAGAACAAGGGAGAGGCAATCTCACTACCATCGCTTTTAGTTAAATAAGTTTTCAGTCCAAAATCCAATCCGACAGATGCACCATCATGTGTCTTTCTATAGGAGTTTACAGGATTATGATCTGTAACGATAATCAAACTAAATCGATGACAGGTCTCCCTAATTATTCTTATTTGTTTAATATTGCCTTCATAATGTCTACTGTATGAAAATTTAAAACGCTTCTTCCCTTTATTAATCGTAAAAATATTTCCATTTAACATAAACCCTCCTTGTTTAAAGACAAAAGAATTAAACCTATCAAATCTTTTAAATTTTGGAGGTCTTTTCGATCTCTTTTTAAAAAAACGACTATAAGACTCATCAAGCCTTTCGAGTATCTCCTGTACTGTTTGCGAATGAAGAAGATTCCTTTTTATCCTTTTAGCGAAATGTTTTTGCATCCTACCTATAGATATGTATTTCCCAGACATCCGGTAATAACGCTTCTGTAAGGAGAGGGCATGATTCCATACAAAACAACATTCACCAAGCATCTTATTAAGATGCTTGGTTTTCTTAGATCTGTATATATTATATTTGTATGAAATCATTTTATTATATTTGCTTCAAAGTTAAACAAATCAATTCATCCACAATCTAAATCAACGTGGTTTTGTTGGTTATCAAACCCCATCCCCGCTACCAAGGCCAAAACGCTCTTTGATATATCACTCATGGTAGTGTCCTTGGCCGGAGCCTTAGGCATAGAAACGCCTTCCATGACAAAATCCAACGCCTTATCTAAAAGCTCGTCGAAATCATCATCCCGAACATAATCCTTAAATATCTCCAATACATATAACCGGACATGGAGTTCGTTATTGACATCATTCAATGTGATCATAATGCTAGTTTTCGGCAAAGCTAGATTATTCCTGCGCAATAAAAGACCAAATATGTCATAAGCGAAGGACTAAAAAAATAAAAACTCCCCCATCCTCACGGACGAGAGAGCTGATAGATATTTGTATTATGAAAAAGAATAATCACTCACCTATTCTTACAATACAGTCACGAGACTCCTTGTTGTAGATCATCGTGCCTACCTTAGAATACAAGGTCTTTATATTTTGCCAATTATCCTCACCATGAGCGGATACGTTAGTGGGAGCGTCACCGGTATAAACCTCCTCGCCTCCGATATTGACAAAATCATATCCACGTTTCTCCATAGAACCGCCCTTATATGCCGTGAACCTGATAGTGACATCACCTTTCTCACGACCACCATACCAGTTACCGTATATACTGCATCTGATCTCAAGAGGTAATTTATCGTAATTATCGCCATCCAACAACGGTCCCATCTGGATCAAGGCGGCCTCATTACCTGATTCCATGTTATCACCACCGTGGATAAGATAATCACCTACCCGCTCCTGCGTGGTCTGGTACTGTTTACTCCAACCAACAAGCTTGCCGTCAACGTCCGGGAGGCCGGTGTTATCGAAACCGGTAGCCGTGTCAAAGTCAATGCCGTCCTCGTCAGCCCAGATATACCTAAGAACAAGGTAATCGAACTCCGGGATGATCACCACCGGGACGGACTCCTGCCTGCACACGAACGTCCTCTCTTCCTTGGTTCCCTCTTTTATAACCTTGTATGTTACCTGACGTATCTCGCCGGTCTCATTAATATCAGCTGTAACCTTAACCTCAGCAGGGCCAGTACCACTTGTCTTATCTAAATGTATCCAATCATTTTTCTTTGCCATATTATCTTTTTTTCTTTTTAAAAAACGTATATTCGCGTCATAATCGCGGGGTGGAGAAGAGGTATCTCATTAGGCTCATAACCTAAAGATCGAGGGTTCGATTCCCTCCCCCGCAACTAAATAAATTTGATATACTTATCAAAAGCATTAGGCCACATCCGCTCATAAGACAACATCCTTCTCCTATTATCCTCAGCCAACTCCCGATAATCATTTAACGTGATCATCGACATCTTAAGCTCCTTCATAGCCCTAGCGAACTTACCCGGCTCCTGCTGAGCATATAATTTATAAGCGTCACCAGCGCCTTGTATCAAGCCATTCACGGCGGCATTCTCGAAGATCTTCATCTTGATATACGTCTCGACATAATCCTCAAGGTATCCTAACGCCGTTTCAGGTATATATGGGAGGCCGTCATCATCCTTAGGCGTAGAACGATATATGATATAAATAAACCCGTCAAACCCGGTATACATAATATTGCCGGATATAGTTATATCATAATTATCCCAATCGTACTTATCCCGATACTTGTCGGCGGCGCAATCACGCCTCAGCCCACGACCTATGGATAACCTTACGGGATGATGATAATGGAAACGAACCTCGTGAGACCCGATATATATCTTCTCCGTGATCGTCTTCTCAAACTCCTCCTTACAGCACTCGGTGCAGGAGTTCCAACGGAAACCGCGCTCGGTGCGCTCGACCCAGCCGATCTCGTGTTGGAGGTCAGCCTTAGCCTTGTCGCCGCCCGGTATCTCGCAAACCAGAGGCTCACATCTATAAGCGTCAAGCATGTCGAAAAAATCGGAAGGCAATACCGCCTGTTTATTACTGGTCTTGACAACCGCCTCTGACATGACCGCTATAACACCCCCGAACCTTTTCAGGGCGATCTCAGCCCACCTATAAACAGACGAGGTATCTATAGCCCCGCTATCATCGTATTTATGTAAATCGGCCTTGATCTCGGCCAATAGCCCTTTTATAGTCATATTTAAGTCTTTTGTACAAAGATATGTATTTGAATCCGTGATACAAAAAAATCCAGTCTACCCTCACGGGCTAACTGGATCACAAAAACTTCTACAGTTTGTAAACCCATTTAACTCCAAATACCTTACTCTCCGATTCAACCTCCCGGTACAAGAACTTATACCTCCTACCTGATTCCATAGCCAATCTACACTCCTTATTCAACGCCGGAGAAATATAGAGATGGAAATACTTGTTCCGAGGCATAAAATCAATACACGTATGGACATAAGAATATCCACCAGTTCCACGTCTGTTAATAGTACCGGTAAGCTTATTTAGATATATCTTACGATTAGGATTGATCTTATGGCACAGATAACCGATATTGTTTATATAAACCCCACCCTCATTATCCAGATACTTATCACGTATGACCTTCCATATCAAGGACTGACATTCGAGAATATCATTCTTGTCCACAATCGTATGTTTCCTTCTCTTGCCGTTCTTAGACATAATAGATCTATAAAAACGGAGAAAGTACTGATCAAGTATTTTAAATGACTTTGTTTTCATATCACAAATATAACGATTTCATCCTAATACAAGAAATTTATACACAAAAATACACCGCTTGTACCAAGGACGAGGCAAACAGAATAGCCGACGATAACCTCCAATCCGATGGTATCTCTTACGCTAATGGCTTAGCGCAGGCCGATAGATGCGATTGCCTCGAAACATGGAGCGCTTACGCTAGCGGAAGTTTTAATGGACAA